TATCCTACTATCATCGTCAGCGGAGATAACATGGATGGCTTTAATAAATTTGAGGGGATGGCCAGAAAAGCTGATCTTATTAACGTCATGTCGTTATACGACAAGAAATAGGCTTATGACGATAAGGGATAAATATTTTGGTTGGAAAGATATATTCTTTGACAGGTTCGTGCATTGTTGTAATGAAAAAAGTGATCAACCACAAGGAAGTAATATACCTCTAGCCAAAATAAACTTCGATAACAAGACAGGATATGTGGAGGACGGGACTATTAATATAGCCGAGCTTCTTCAATATCTTTGGATAAATAATAAGGTCTATGGGTGTGAATATGCACCCATAGATATATCCTCTGTCTTGCAAACATTGATTAGATTGACCGAGAACGCTAAGTTCATATTTGACGACCAACCAGGCATACATGATATGATCCCATATAGAGGTTTTTTTCTTAGAGATGATTTTTTACCCGGGGAAGATTATTCACTTGATTTGGATAAAATAGTGAGCGGGATGGGAGGATGGTATGGGGAGGATGAGGATCCATGTTACTCGATGTTCGTCAGTCAAGATCAGATATGGAACTTGAACCCGATATTGAAGGTATTAGCTGATGAGGGATCTATTCTAGCCAAGGAGCTTGGGTATGATATGAACTCATATGTCAGCGATAATGGATACACGATATACAACCCCTACCTCTCGTGGATTAATCATTACTATCATTATTGCCCGACATTTAATGAGGATAAGCTGAAACCTTGGGATAGGGTGGAAGACAGAAAGAATAAATTCAAGATGACGGATAAGGTTAAGAGAGGCGCCAATAATTGGTATTATTCAGGCGGGACTATATCTTGTGTGGATAATTTCTTGGGGAAAGAATACAGGAAAAATCTCCGAACCTTCATATATCGTGGAATAGTATTCTTTTTAGATCGGATATGGCATACACCATTGTTTGAGAAGATGGGCGTGAAAATGAAATACAACGCTTATTATTGTTATGCCGCTACTTCCGGGATATGGTATGATAAGGGATTCAAGGAAAGACTAGCCAAGAGGTTTAACAAGTCGCTGGGCGGCGACGGGGAACTGTTCGGGGCTAACCTAGCCTGCATGGTATGTGACCGTAAGGATATCGATTGGGAGGCGCTTCGTCTTTGGCTTGAAAAATACGATGATCCTACTGATAAGGGTATGGTGAATAGTCCTATCCAATTTATGTATTTATATTTATATTACACTTTTAACAAATAACTTGAAATGAAGAAGATAAATAACTGGATTATAAGAACATTTGGGTTGAGAGGTTCATGAAGCTGGGCTAAGAAACAGATGTTAAATGGAGCGATCATTAAACGTAAGGCTACTACAGGGACATACAAAATAGCTATTGATAATGACAAGAATAGGTTACTTGTAGCCACATGGGATCATCTAGATCAAAACCCTGTATGGGAAAGGTGTCCGCATAGTTTATTAGATGAAGATGCGGTTGATTATTTTGTCACAGCTCATAAGGAATTATCATATGGAGGCATAAAGATCAGGATGAAAGATGAATTTAACTATAATGATAAAATATCGAAAGCATGAAAAAGATTACCGATAAAGACGTAGAGGCTCTTAAAGCCGGAAAGAAGGTGACAAAAGGTTTTATCCATATGCAATTGGATGATAAGGGAAAATTGAACTTGTGGAGTGATATCAATATAACTGACAATTATAGAAGTCTTAAGATAGATGCTAACAAATTGTTTGATCATGGGATTCTTTCAGAGGAATATGATAAATTGAGAGTTACAAATATAGAACAACAGGGACGAAGGTAATGAAAGTGCATATTATTAATCATCGCTGCGGTGACGATGAAATAGAAGTTAAAAATGGCATACGAGTTTTTGATTGGGATGGGAATGAGTTTATTATCAATCTAAATAATTTTGGGGAACTGGAAATAAATGGATTGAATGAAGGTTTATGCATTATACCTCAATACGGAAACCAAATTGTCATAAAGAAACAGATTTAAAGCAACGCATGACGCTATGGACTGGGAATTTAAGATTGAAAACATTGAATCATAATTTAATTTAATAGACATGGAGACTAAAATATGCAAGAAATGTGGTAAAGAATTACCAGTAGATAAATTCTATAAGAACAAATCACAAAAGGATGGGTTTGGATACTACTGTAAGGATTGTGTAAATACCTACAAATCGTCCAAAAAAGCCAATGCAAAGGAGGGGGGGGTAAATTAACGAAAGTGTTTACCAATCCAGATCTAGCCAAATTCAAACCTAGAGAACTTATCGAGGAACTAAAAGCTAGAGGTTACAAAGGCACGCTCACCTATGAGCAGGTAATAACATTATAATACAATTTGAAAGATGGCAAAGAAACAGTTAAAAATCCCGTTTAAGGACGGGAGACCATGTAAATGGGTTAAGGATGTTCATGATGAGGAACGTGATAATTATGAGTTTGATGAATGCCTTGAGATACACGGATTCGTTCGTGGATGCTCTTCGGCTGTAATGATATTAAGACCGGCAAATGATCATGGGGAGGATTTTAATTATGCCAAAAGTGTCTATTACCAAGTATTCTTGACAGACAGTAAGGAAGTAATACAGAATATGATGCATGGAATCATATATGATAAATGGACTTTTGTTAAGAGAGGCGAAAATTTTGGTATAAAATTGGTTAAGGTCTTACCTAAGATACATAAAATATCCCTTGATATGATCGCAAAGGATATTTTTAGACCATGAAAATAAATAAAAACAGGATTTATGAAAGCGGAGAAAAATATGACAGTACAAGATTTGATAGACGAATTGATGCTTGTCAAGGATAAGAGTAAGGAAATAAGGGTTGTTATAAATACGAATGATTATATAACATCCTACCCTGCCTCTTTATCTGATATGTCTATAAAAGAGAAGGGAGATATAGTCAATGATCATTTTGATGATACAATTGCTATAGAATTGCATAAATAAACGATAAACAATATGAATGTATTATCATTGTTTGATGGGATATCATGTGGATATCTAGCATTACAAAGAGCCGGTATACCTATTGGGACTTACTATGCCTCAGAGATAGACAAGACATGTATAAAGGTAAGTCAAAAACATTTTCCTAATATTATTCAATTAGGGGATGTTAATAACTGGAGAACATGGGATATCCCTTGGAAAGACATAGATCTGGTCATGGGAGGGTTCTGTTGCCAGAGCTTCTCTAGCTCAGGTAAGGGTAAGGGATTCATGGACGCTCGTGGAAGGCTTTTCTTTTGCTTCTCGGACATCGTAAAGCATTTAAGAAAGGAAACCAAAGGTAAAATCCTGTTCTTGGGCGAGAACGTCCGGATGCGGGACGAGCACCGCTGGGTGATCACCGAGGAGCTTGGCGTGGAGCCGGTGGAGATCGATAGTGCCTTGGTCTCGGCACAGACCCGGCATCGCCTTTATTGGTGTAATTGGCCGGTAGAAATGCCGAAAGACAAGCATATATCATTGGATGATATTCTAGAGCATGACAAGGGCTGGAATCCGGGAGCCATAAGAGGGAGATATATAGGGACCATTGTCGGTAGAAGGATAGGAGAGGACGGGTATCGAAAGGATTGTGACATGGGCATAAAAATAACGCAATGTCTGGAGATAAGAAAAGATAAGAATACCACTCCCATCAAGAAAAGTAATTGCCTGACAACGGTTATGAAAGATAACGTAATCTCATCGTTACCTCCCGGAAGATATCCTAACGCCTTTGACATAAAAGACAAATTCAGATACCTGACCCCGGTGGAGATGTGTAGGCTACAGACATTGCCGGATGATTACCTTGACGGGATAGCCCCAAATACGGCCATGTCTTTAGCAGGTAACGGATGGACAGTGGATGTGATAGCCCATTTGCTAAGAAGCATCGAACGTAAGCAGATAAATGATATTGTAAAGGAATTTCGCAAAATTACTGATGAGCTTATGTTCGGGTCATTAGAAACGGATATAATGTGACATGTGAAGGTAAACACGAGCAAAATGAGACCATACGGAAGAATCAAGACAGTTAAGGGATCTTTATGGAAAAAGGATATACATCCACCGAAAGGACACAAGAATTGGTGGGATGACATATGCGATCCTGTACCTAGAAGTACTATGAAGCTTAAATTTAAAACAGAGTTAAGAGATGATTATAAACAAGAAATGGTCAATGCCGAACAGCGAGACATTCAGCATAAAACCGATAAGGGAACTTATAGACAAATATCGAGAAGAGGGGATGGTTATAGTGGATCCGTTCGCCAGAAACAGCGATATAGGGACGATCACCAACGATCTTGACCCTGAGACTAAAGCTATGTATCATAAAGACGCCACGAACTTCTTGTGTCATCTTGATGATAATATAGCTGATATGGTACTATATGATCCACCATATTCTGCGAGACAGGTATCTGAATCGTATAAAAGACTTGGAGGTGCTGTTAATATGCAAACAACGCAATCTAGTTATTGGGCTAAGCAGAAGAAGGAGATAGCTAGGATCACCAAGAAAGGAGGGGTGGTCATTACCTGCGCGTGGAACTCCGGCGGTATAGGGACCGGGCTTGGCTTCGAGCAGCAGGAGATTCTTCTCGTGGCTCATGGGGGATGGCATAATGATACGATTGTTACTGTAGAAAAAAAGATCAAAGGTTAGATGAAAGAAAGGATATTCACCACAAAAGAACAGGGGAGGGTGCTGGTTGAGGCCGGCCTCCCTATCTCCACCGCCATCGGTTTCAGAGACAAGTATCTGGATCGATTACATTCTATGGAGGATAACGCTGGTCGTATAGGACTGATCGAGGCCGTTACCCCAGACGTATCCAACCCTGTTTGGGATGTAGGCACGTTGCTGAATTTGCTCCCATATGAGATAGAGGGTTGTACATTAGAATGTTATAAGCTAAAACATGCATGGTCTGTAGCGTATAGAGACATAGACGAGATCCCTATATATTGGAGTAGCGAGAGACTTCTTATAGATACATTATTTTCACTGATAACAACATTATTAAAAAATGGATTATATGAGTATAAAACAAACAGCAAGAATAAGGTACAAAACGGAGGATAATCCTCCTATGGAAGGTGTCCCTCTTATAGGATACAGCAAAAAATATGACTGTTGGGTAGCGTTAGTATACAGAAAAGGGGATAACTATTACACCAATATGGAGTGCGATGTTGAATATAAGACATCTCCTCCAGATGAGTACGAATACGTATATCCGTGAGAACTAGAAGGAATATATTTATATTTAAGCATGATTAATATTATTTTAATATTATTCATGCTTTTATTTTTGTTTAAATCGTATTTTTGTATCAACATTAAAAACCTGATTATTATGGATGAAAACAAACAAAAAGTCAATGAGCTAACGATGAGGACGCTGGGTTCTCATTATGGCGGATATACCTATGTAAAGGTAAAAAATCGTCAAACTTATGTAACGATAGATTGGAAGTTGTTGAGGGCTATAGAAAAAGGAGAGGTGGAGATAGACAACGAGAAATACCATCTATCCGGAATAGGGTACGTAGCTAAAAGATGTCAGGACATGTTTTACGTTGGTCGTGATATTTATTATTTCAAGGGTATGGGAGAAAGAGGAATAACCAATCTTCTTAGAAACGCTATAGATGATTCGCTAGATACCATAAGCAGCAGGGAGACTTATCGTAGCGCAGAGCACAGGGTGTACGCCCAAATGAATAAACTTACGGAAGCGGGAGCCATGATCAGCTTGGCTATAGAATTACTAACATCTAATATCCGTCATAGTTATGGAGAAATTAATTTTGAACGATATCCAAGACCTGTGGAGGTGGAGGGAGAAGATAAACATTGATGACTTTAGAGAGGAGCCTATGGCTGAGGATATGCCACTCTATTTCCCATGCGCTGTTATTTGGCATGTTGATTATGGGGAGCATGACGCTGATAATTATATATGTTATGGATTTGTTTATGTAGCAGAAATATTAGGGATATGAGTGTCAAGAGACAGATATTTATTAATAACAAAGGCATTGATGTGAAGATAGCTAATAATACGACATTTGATTTCGATTTCAATGTTGACAAGAATATTCTTGAAAAAATAAAAGCAAAGAAGGAGAGCAATAAACTAAATACAAAAGATTGGACGCTGTTCTCACTTGTGGTTTTGTTTATTTTTGCGATGGGAGTTGTAAGTGGATGGTTTATATTTAATTGATTAAATCATGGGTAATTTAAAAGACATACAAGATATAACCGGTCTTACGTCAGAAGCTATATTCAATATACGTAAACCTGTTGATTATATGTGCAGTGATATAGACAGTCATATAAAAGATATCAGGACACAATGTGATTATATTATGGATGGGGACGAGGAGGATGTTAAATATTATTCAAAATCAATCAAATCAGACGTAGATTCTTATTTCGAGGATATACGGTCAAAGGTCGAGAATCTCCGTGATTGGGGAGAGCAGTGGAAAGCATTGGCTAAAGACTTGTTTAATGAGTTGCTGGAAATAGATAGCGATAATACTATAGACAGCTATCTGTCTTATAAGGCATTGAAGAAGATTAAGGAACATTTAAAAAATCAATAGATATGAGCAAATTGCTATTTTTCGATTTAGAGACAACCGGGGTTAAGTTCTGGAGAAACGGAATACACCAAATAGGAGGGATCGTGGATATCGACGGGCAGGAGACTGAGAGGTTCGACATCCGCCTAGCCCCGAACCCTGCCGCCACGATAGAGCAAGAGGCGCCGGATGTGGCCGGTGTTACCTTGGAGCAAGTGCAGTCGTATCAGCCTATGGAAGAAGGGTACAGGCAGTTAGTTGGTATATTATCCAAATACGTGAATAAGTTCGATAAGAGGGATAAAATGTATTTGGTGGGGTATAACGCTGGATTCGATAACAGCTTCCTACGGGCTTTATTCCAGCAATGTGGGGATAAGTATTTCGGATCATGGTTCTATCCTAACTGTATGGATGTATATGTTATGGTAACACCGTTCCTGATGGGTGTAAGAAACGATATGGAGAACTTTAAGTTGATGACCGTAGCCAGAACTATGGGTATTGAGATCGACGAGAATAAGCTTCATGACGCTACTTACGATATTGAGCTGACTAGGGATATCTTCTACCGTATAATCAGTAAAATGGATGTAAGGTTATGAGAGATATTCTTGAGGCGATGCACGACTATCCGGATGAGGCGCTTGGGTTGTTTTTCTTCCTGATAGTGATTGTCTGGTTATTGTCAGGTATATTCGAGAAAAAAGATGAATGATAAGATTAATGAGATACTGGATCTCCTGAGATTTCAGAACGAGATGATCAAGGATATTCACGACTATGTGAAAGAAGTTACCAGCGAGAAGTATATAGGAGAATCTAGAATGACAAGCTTCTCTATTAACTTGGCCGCTGATATACTTACCGAAGCCATTAGCCCTAAGATAAAGGAGATGATGGTGGATCTATTGAAAAAACAAGGATGGAAAACTGAGTGAAATATGGGGCCTTATGAGAGAAAAGTAAATCAATTAAAGGATTTGATGAGAAGGAAATACAAATCAGCTTACAATAAATCCAAGGAAATGGACATAGATATAAGCTCAATGACATATCTTCCATGCCCAGACGCATTTAACGTCATAAATATTGAAAAAATGCATGTTATTCTTGATCGGGTCAATAAGATCATAGATGAGAATAAGGATAAGCTCAAGAACCCGACTTGCGGCACATGCGTACATCTGCATGATAATGAATGGGCGAAAAGATATGGCGAGGTATGTTGTTCTATTTGGCAGGTGTGTGACCATTATATAAACCCTAACAGGAAACATAATAGGGAACAAACAACATACGTAAGGCGCCCAAGCAACAAAGCTTGTCCTAATTATGAATATGGTGATGATAATTTTGAAAACAGAAGAAGATGTATAAAAGAAAAGAATACCCGATAAAGAGCTATGTGCCGATGCGCACCAACAAGGATAGGACGTGTATCTGCTGTGGCGATACGATCCCAGCCGGCAGCAGCAGGATGATACCTAGACACGCCAAGGCAAATCACGGTCTATGTTTCCCGTGCTTCAGGAAATGGAGAGATACCGGAGGAGATCTTAAGCTTATGGACAACCCCGGAGATGCGAAGAAAGAGCATGTCATACATATGTCTAATATCCTGAAAGGAAATTGTGATATAATAAAAGGCCGAAAGCTTTACGTGGCTTTTAAAAAGGCGATAAACGGCGGAAAGAAGATCGTTATCAAATTTGACACTGATCAACCGATATCTATGTCAACAAGAGTCATGAATCCTTCATTCGGGAAGATTATGGATGAGTACGGCAAGGACATATTCCGAGGTAATCTCAAACTGGTAGATGTCCCAAAAGGAGTTAAGGACTTGATAGTTAACTATATAGAAAGATATAATTATCATAAACAACAATGAGGATAGTAAAACGTATGAACTTCAAGACATTTATATTCATGATCCTGACATTCAGGAGAGTAGATCCTATACCTAAAAATATAGGAATCATGTTAGGTGTAACATTTTGGATATCCGTAATATGGATAATATCAAATTTTACTATACTGATAGCTAAATTAATAAAGTAGGCAAAATGAAACAAGGCGATGTGATATGCGAGAATGGTATGAGGCTGCTTGTAGTATCAAGTTACGACCATAAGGAGCCATGCATGGTTTCTACAAAGATGGAAAGTGTGGATCGAAAAAATTGATAAAATGTTGGGATTGTAACAAAGAATACATATTTACGGCTATAAAAAAAATGAAATATTATGCAAATGAACAGATCAAACAAAATAGAAAATTTAGCAAACCGGTATGTTGAAAGACATATAAAGGATAAGCATCTAAGCAATGATACGATAAAAGAGATAAAAATAGCTTATATTATGGTTATAAAAGATTTTATAGCTATTGTCGATAAATCTACATCAATGAATGAAGATGATATAACATACGTCGTTAACAACATATCATCAATATTATATGAACCTATAGAAATCTCTAATACCGATAAAAAAATATTGGAGATAGGGATAGCGCTAGGCCTAAAGGGTGCCATATCATGTATATTTGGTTCATTATTAAAAGATGACTGCAATATAAAAGATGAGATAATTGATATATCTAAACATATAAAAGAAAAATTAATATCAGATAATCATGGATAATAAACAACTTTATAAAATAACGTTGACAAGGGAACAACTGATGCTGATATCCCGGTGCGTGGAAGACATAAGCAGATACGCAGCCGGAGACATGGGTCTTCAGCATACCACGGAAACTTTGATAAATGATATGGATAGAACGGAAACGCTGGGGATAAGAAGCTTTATAGTCAATAACTCACGAGCGATAAGAAGAAGGTTGTTCCCGGATCTCGAAGACTATGAACATATAGGGTATGATGGAGGTAGTAAAGATATGATCAATAGAAAGAGACTTATCGGAAATACCTACCAGATATATAGATCGATACTGCATCAATTGGCTATTGACGAGAACTGGAATAACGTGTATAGCGATATTACGTTACCTTCAGGTGATATGGGAACAATTAAAGTGGAGAGGGTTGATGATGAACGGGAAAGTAAGGGCGTTTAACGGGGATATGGGTATGGCGATGTCCGTATTCAAGGATATGGTAGGGAAGGTAAGATTTGTTTTTGCCGACCCTCCTTATAAAATAACCCAAGCAAGATACGATAAGGAGGGATTTGACTATAAGTCGATGTGGGAGGTAATCCAAAAGATGCTGTGTCCGGACGGGGTGGTAGCCGTCACCTGCTCCCTCACGGCGGCGGTCGAGATCATGAGGGTCGCCCCAGCGGGATGGTACCGGTACGATCTTGTTTGGCATAAGACTACCCCTACTGGTTTCCTTAACGCCAAGAAAGCTCCGTTAAGAAACCATGAGCTGATACTTATCTTCTCGCCTATGCCGCTTGGTAAACATACATATAACCCTCAAAAGACTTATGGTCACGCAAGGAAAGTATCCAAAGCCTCCAGCAAAGTAAGATGCAAGGAAACGGAGCTATATGGCAAAGCTGGTCTAACTACATACGATAGCACGGAGAGATATCCGCTATCGGTCATGACGTTCAAGACAGACAAGCAGAAATCGGCCATCCATCCCAACCAGAAGCCGGTGGAGTTATTAAGACACCTGATACGGACATATACGAATCCGGGGGATACGGTAATGGATCCGGTAGCAGGAAGCGGAACGACAGGTATAGTGGCTTACGAGGAGGGAAGGGACTGCCTGCTTATGGAGATAGACCGTCAATTCTTTAATGAGATGATAAACAGATTTAATAACAATAACATTAAAACAGATAGAATATGAATAAGATTGAAAAACTGGAAAAACAGTTAAAAGAAGAAATGAGCAAGATGCAAGTTAACCTAAAGGAGAAGTATAAATGGATTGTTGGGAAATATGTTAAATATAATGATTCTTTTATAACAAGAATAGATGATATACATCATATCCCTATATTTTCTGAAAATAGCTATACGTCTGATTTAAAACCAGATGATTTTATTTTCGTAAACGGCACTGTAGTTCGTTACTCTGTCAATAGTAATTGCTATTCTTTAGCAAAAGAAAGAATACAAGTGCAGATAAAAGACATAATAGATATGCCTGATGGAGAATTTGAGAATCTGGTAGAACGGTTGTTTAATGAAGCAAAAAAGAACTTACTATGAGTCTGTTTGTATGCGCTAAATGCGGTTGTGTAGACAATACCGCCACGTCTAGTTACTGGATGTTGACAAACGAGTATATGGTGGATAAATTCGACTATGCCAAGGAACTACAGCCGTACAAGGGCATGGGGCTGTGCAGCGAATGCTGGAGGCTGGCTACCAGCCCAGACGGACGTGATGTCGTGGTGCCCGGTAAATGGCACGGGAAGTTCCCGAAGGAGAAAGCTACCGAAGAGCAGTTGAAACATGTAGGATATAAAAATCTAATAAGATGAATAAGATAAGAAAAGGAGAAGTTAAAATATATAAAGGGAAAGAATACATAGCTATCCCTGAGATAGAAGAAGAGAGTTGTACGGGATGTTGTTTTTACGACAAAGGGATTTGTTTAATAAATCATGCTGATGATCCTAATTGCCTTCATAGCGGCATGATCTGGGAACAAAAAGAAAATAGTATGAGCGATATCAAAGAAAAGGCTATCAAATTAGCCATAGATGCCATGAAGCCCATACCGATACACTCATCACCATGCTACAGCGTAAGTGATAACAGATCGCCGGAGGAAAAGCATGAGGAGGAGATGAGATTTTGTAGGGAGTTTAACGACCTCAGATGTGAGATGCTTATTGATATGGCTAAGAAAATAGAAGAGTATTTATTACAAGATATATAATATGAAGAAAATAATAGGGATAGATTTCGATGGGACATGCGTAGTAGACTCATTCCCTTATGTAGGAGACAATATCGGAGCCGCTAAAGTATTGAGAGAATTGGCTGATAAGAATCTTCTGATATTATATACGGTAAGAGATGGTAAATATCTACAGGATGCCGTAGACTGGTTTAGATACAATCGTATTGATCTGTATTCGGTAAACTACAATCCTGAGCCAGTATCATCATCACCAAAAGTGTATTGTGATTATTATATAGATGATAGGAATATCGGCACTCCACTTACGGATAAAGGATATGTGGATTGGGATAAGATGCTGGTGTTATTAAGACAAAATAATTTATTATAAGATAGGTAATTATATATCATTTAAATTTTGAATCATGAAAAAGTGTAAATTGTTAATAACAGATTTAGATGGGACACTGATTGAGACAGTGTCAGGGGACACATTCCCTAAAGGTATATGGGATATGAAACTCAAACTCTACGTATTTGAGGCTATCAAAAATTACGCTCCTGATGACATCCTAATCATATCAAATCAGGGAGGTATAGAAAAAGGCTTCGTGGACAAAGAGATGTTTGAATATAAATTCGATTACATATCAAACGCATTGGAAGATTATACAGATGTATCCGTAAGTGCTTATTACTGCGAAAGCAATAATAAACGCAACGTCAATAGAAAGCCAAATATAGGGATGATAAAAGAGTATATGGATTTCATCGAAGACATGAATAACGATGAAGATGAGGAAGAAAAGATCGTATACGATACTATCTTGATGATCGGGGACGCTTCCGGAAAAGAAGGGCAGTTCTCCGACTCCGATAAGAAGACGGCGGAGAACTTCGGGTGCGAGTATATGGATGTGGATGATTTTGTGGATAAATATAATAACCGATAACGAAAATAAGAAGGATAGGGTGATGATCTCCTATCCTTCTATTATTATGTAAATCCATTTTTGGATTACATTAAGCATCAATAGTATAACTATTTATTTATACTCATCTTTCTTTCCTTGTTATCAAACATTCCATGCAAAATGCAGTTATCATATATACAATTGTTGGTCTTCCTCCAGTAGGGTTTTACCATTTTGGGTAAAAACTTTATAATCAATATCTTTAATAAACCCATTATCACCAGTAAGCGCTCTAATAGCCTTGCCTTTATCAGAATGATTGCAATGAGGGGCAATTAATTGCCACTCACTGATCTGCATCATATCGTGAACCGACCATATTTCTCAAAAACGCTCCTTTTCTTTCTTGACAATTCTTCCAGTTTAACAAATCCCTTTAATGTTATCATAACAGTCACGGCCTTAGCCTCCCAATATTCATCACCGGGATCAGACCCATATGTAACTAATCCATAATTACGAGCGGACTGATATGCTTCTATCCTGCCTCTCTCATTCCTAAAAACATATTTTAATTCCTGTAATAACGGATACATGTTCTTAATCCCGATATAATAGCCAAATTGCTCAAAATACTTTGATGATTCACGGATAAGGACACCCTCTCTTGGAATAGACCTTTTAAACATATCAATTACCGGTTCATTCTCCTTTATAGTATCTATAGCTGTATTTAATTCAGCTTGAACCATCCTCTTCTCTTTCTCAATCTTTTCCTTAGCCTCCAAAGCTAATCTAACTTCCTTCTCGGCTTTCATCCTAGCCTCATACTCATCAGCCCATGCTCTTGCCGCTTCTGGAGGATTATTAAAATTTGGCAACTTTACCAAGCCTGTAGTAAGAAGTTCCTTTATTTTAGAATTACACCAAACCTTAAATTTAACATCAAGCCATTGGGCGAAATCTATAGCCACATCCTCATACAACCATGTTCCTCCTCCGTTTTCAGAGCTTCCTCTCATTTTTATAACTAATTGATCCTCAGATATGTGTGTCTGGCTCACAATTGTACTAACTAATTCATTTACATACATTTGCCTTAAATAGTCGACAGGTCTCTTATTATATGGGCGAGCCATATCAGTGGCATTAATAAGAATACCATAACTGGTCTTAATAAAAGCTACATTATTTCCATTGTAATTAAAAATGGTAGACAATCCCATTTCGTTGGATTCAGACGTCAAAATTCCGCTACTATCCTTCACAGAATCTTGATAAATGCTTACATTTGCATTCATAGTTGATAATTATTTATTCCCATCCGTCCGGGATGGATAGGTGGGAATACAAAAATAGCCAATCTGATTGTTTTAAGCAATCTGCTGGCTATTTTTTTTGTCATACCATATCAGCTATCTTCCCCTGTCAAAATACCAATTAGCGTCCTCTCCGGACTCATCCTTATTCCTACCACCTAGAAAGAATCCCATCGTCATGCCGTTGGTCATCAACCAGTAGTCGGATGTCTGCTTAATATCCCTAGCCGTCTTGATATTATACCATTGCTTACCAAACGAGAACTTCATGAGCTGCCTCCATAGCTTGCTCTCGCCCTTATACACGCCGGTCTGGACGGTAGCGAACGGATCCCAGTTTCGAGGATCGGTGAGGTCGCCTAACTTCCGGGCGGTGACCAGCGGATCCTGTAGCATGTCTATGGCGTTAAGCTCCATGAACGGGGATGTCTGGGAGGCGATCTCATTGATCGTCCTGAACCCGATGTAGGTAATGAACTGCCCGAACCAGCTATCCTCATTATCCTCCCTATATCCCATCAATGCCCGTCCTATGGCCATCATCGTAGCGAATACCGCCATGTTGATAATCGATCTCTTGATATTGATCTGCTCGTAGGGGGTAAGCTTATCATACTCTTCCTTAAGCACGTCATATGCCTCTCCCATCCTGCCCTCGGACATCGATCCATAGACATTACCGGCCAGTCTCCATAACGTTCTCATATATCCTTCCTCAAACTGGTTGGTTTGGAAATTGAAACCGGCTTTCTTATACGCCCGCTGTACGACCAATATAAACCATCCACGATGAGGCAGAACCATGTTAAGGATAGCGTTCCGGCTAGCCCCCACCCGGTTCTGCTCGTTCAAGGCGCCGTTACAGATCTGCACCATGCTCCTGACCCTACTGGACAAGGTGGGTATATATCGGTCTATAATATCCTTGTTAGCCTCGCTCTTAGCCACGATCTTTCCGTCCTTGACATCTACCATGTTCCACATAGAATAATCCCTTAAACGCTCCCAATCGCGTTTAGCCTCGTTAGCGGACATATTCCTGTCCTTCATCATCATCTCCTTGAAATTGGAGTATGACCAGAACTGACCTTCGTATAGGCGGGTATCATCCATGACCGAGATAATGACCTGCGGATCCAACGGGGAGTTAAGAACCTCCATCATCTTAAACGGCAGGTCCCGGAATAAGGTTCTCCATATCTTGTTATACGCCGCCGATCGTACACGGTTGCGGACATTAAACACGCCTAGAGCCTCTCCGACGACATATAGCTTGTTGGTACGGTTTATATCCCCGATCTCCGACACGTACGTACTTAACTGCTTCTGGGCTTCCCCATAGGCGTATTTCATGGAGTCCTTGCTTATATACTGCCCTACCATACCCTCCAAAAGGAAGTTGGCCTGCCCGGTAAGGGCGCCGGTAGCCGCGACGAATGGGGAGAAGCCTAAGTTGGATTTGGATACGAATTTGGTAAACATAAGAGCCAGCTTATTAAGATCGACCTTATAATTACCTATATTCCATTCTGCCCGCTTATTATTTATCCTAACATCATAGATACTGGCGTTAACCCAGTCCTGAAACATTCTATAGGCGTGAGTGGCCTCTGGGTTCTTGCCGCCGTCGTATTGCGTCTCCAGCATCATGTTCCTGTATCCCATGACATCATCCAAGGCCGCCCTCTTATACTTGTAAGAGGTCGCTTGTAAGGATAACATGGAATAGGAGTAGGCGAAGTCATGGGACACGTCATCGGCGTTCTCCAACTTACTAAGATAGTATTTGGGGATCATACGATATTTGTTATCGTTCTCATCAATCCCTCCTAGGTCTTGCCCCTGACCATGTATAGGGTCATCCACCCTCTCGCCAACGATATCACGTACGGCGTTGCCGATGACCGCCTTCGGGTCAACCCCGGCCTGCACCATCCTCTCCACGCCGCCCTTGGATATCTGTGGTATTTGGTAGATGTTCCGGAATCGCTCATCATAATCCTCCATAGCCTTACGGCTTATGTTAAGCAGCTCCTTCCTCATCTCCCACTTATCCTTATTGATCGTAGCTTCCTCCCCTTCGTTGGTAATACCGTATTTCTTGAAAAAAGCCTCGTTCTTGTACTTATCGAACCTAGGCGTATGATACCCATAACCCAGATCGGGATTATAATTAGGATTACGGAAAGAACTCTCGGCATCGGCCTCATCAAGCCACTGGTTGTTGATCGTCAGATCAATCATATTAATATCGAACCCGAAACGGGATACGCTCTCTTTCTCGGATATACCATTTTCTATGGCATCAAAGAACTCGGATACCTTATACGTACCGTTATTTATCTTCCTAACGAAATCAGAATATCCCTTGGGAGAGTATTTCCTCATATAAGGATACAACCGGGTTCTGGCGTACTCGACAAGGATCTTATCAGTCTTACCCATCGCTATGTCGTTAGCTAGCTTATTATTGAAGTCAGGACCGTATTTCCTTCTCAAAAACGATACCTCCACGGTCGTCCATGACGGGTTCTTCATAGATAGCTTAGCGGCCATCCTATCCACCTGACTCCGGGAGCGGGCAGACATATGTTCCTTGGCGAATTTAATCTCATCCATACCCTTGTCGTATGCCATGGCATCCCTTAAAGCGTTACGGTAAGAATCCGTGACTCCACTCTCCACCGTATCAGGCATATCCATCTCAATAGCCTCAGCGGAAGCGGCGGCGTTAATAACGCTCTTAGCCTCAGCCAGACGATCATATAACTCGTTTATCTTTCTTAATGAGGCGGATCCACGTAACCTATCGAAATCATATTCCCCGTATCTCGTGCTATCCCGGTACTGGATAAGCAAGGGCCTTAGCTGGTCATTGATCTCGTTTATTGTCGCCATCGCCTCCTCTACCTTCTCTATCCTTGATGATGATACAGATTGCTCCGTGATCTTATCAACCAGATTCTCGTAATAATCACCCTCCTCGGATCCCCACATATCCTTGGAGAAGCCAAGATGACCGCCAGCTAGCAGGAACTCAAACGCAGCCTTGCCTCCCTCGGACCGCTCTATCCCACGAAGTATCTCCTTGAACTCGGCGGAAGCCTTACGACCCTCGTTGGTATTCCCGAACTCCTCGGCCCACGCCTCGTCCCATGCCTTGATCTCCTCGGACATCATCAGAGCCTCGGATCCCTCTTCCTTTGGTGTCCCATCGGAATACCACTCGCTCTTGGCTATAGCCCTGTCACGTAAAATATCCAGATAAGATCTCCAAGCTATAGGATCGGATTGAAACGCCTTCCAATCGACCTTCCCGTTCCTCACGAACTTATCCATAGCCACATACCGGCTCCTGCGGATACGGGTCATGAAATCGGACGTGGCTTGCGATACCCTACGACCCAGTCTTTCCTCGACCTTCTTATTAACTTTCTCGATCTTATCGTAATAAGCCTGCACCATAGGTTTCTCTCGGTTCTCATCCAACCACCTATTTATCGCGTCGAGATATCGTCGCTGATCCTCGAACGTCATGTTCGAGATATCAAAATTCTGGATGGTAGGTTTGAATACATGATATACCTCCTTCGTAATAGGCTTATCCCCGTCATATCCTACTATGTCGTCACGGGTCTTCACCTTAAGGCCTCTATCGGATAGAAGAAGATCGATAAGCTGTTTCTCGGTCTTACCCGTAACATTCTTAAGATCATATATATCGATAATAGCCTTAGCCTGCTCGGTCCTGTATAGCAAATCGTATTTAGCGAAATCACGGGACGAGTCAAGGTAATCCGAGTTCTTCCCATTTATCTTCTGTATAAGATCCTCATTATCCTTTATCCCCCATCCACGCTCTTTCATCATCCTAGTCATCTTATTGATATTGGATATACCCTCGGTATGGGCTTCATTATGGGCCTTGGCTAGACGTTGGCCTAACATACCTAAAATAGCGTTACCACTATGCTCCAGCGTACCAAAGAACCGGGACATGACATTGATATCCTTATGGATGTTATTTATCAACTTCTTTATCCCATTCCAATATCTTTCCGGGATATTAAACATCCTGAGCTGTCCATCCAGCCAGTCCTCATTACGATCACTTCGAAGAGCATTTATATCAAACATGGATGTCTCAGCCATACGTAATATATCATCCATATCCTCTACCATGCCAACCTTATTGCTGCCATAATAATCAGCCGCCTGATTATTGACGAATCCACGAAGGTTCCTGATCAGAGGAACTATCTCCCCATATACGTTATCGATAACCTGTATCGTCTCATAATCCAATCCTTTTCCGCTCTTACGTAGGCTACCGGCGACAGTGACCAAATACTCCACCTCAGCCTTGGCGGTCGCTATGACGCTCTTGGTGGATAATAGGTTGTTATTCTTATTTAGCTCACCCCCGACTTGTCTTACCTTCTCGCCTATATCACGTAGAAGGGAGATACTCTCACCGATCCTCTGGCTTTGGCTTGACCTCATCCTCTGCAATCTGGTATATAGTCTTTCCAATGACCTACCGTTCTTGATCAGCTTATTAGCCACATCAACATCCGATAATGAGTACATGAGATGGTCGCTATCCTTTAACAGAAGCACGTCAAATGCGCTTGGATCATCAGCTAACGCCGACTCCTTTATCCTATCAAGAACCTTATTCAAGTCTGATCTTTGAGTAGAGAAGAAATTCCGTATAGCCCGGATTATCCTGCCAAACAAGGAGAGCTGGGCGTCCTCGGACGAGGCCAGATCCTCCACCGCCTGTTCCATGCCCGGTACGAACCGCTGGGCCAACGTCTTACCTAGGATCTCCCGCTTCACCATCCGATCCAGTTCCTCCCCTTGGTATTCCTTCCCATACACCTCATAGTAACGACCGGCGAATTGATTCCATAATGGCGTGCCGACAACAGAGTCCAGAACCTCGTCAATCTCCTGTTGGTTACGGTAAGTATCGATCAAGAAATGAGCCACCTCCTCATTAAGATCCTCTACCGTAGCTCCCTCAGCCAAAGCGATAACCCCATTGGCCATATCGGACAATGCCCTAGCCGAAGGCTCGACACCATTACGCATCTTATACTTATCCATATACTCAGACATACCCATCACCCGGATACCTAACGTAGATAAGATGTTGGTGATATCAGTCCTGTTCTGGAGATCCTCCGCCTTCTCATTCTCAATAACCCCACGGACATTACTTCCGTACAAAGCGTTATCCTCCATCATCAACGACAAGGCTAGCTCCATGAACCCATCATACTTATTATTAAGCTCCTCAAACTTACCTTGCCTTAACATGCCCTTGATCTCCGATCTGCTTACCGTAACCTTCTCCCCTGATGTCGTGATAAGATCAAGATCGTTATTTACCTCCGTATCAAAACCGATGGAGCCTAATACGTTCATCTCAGAAGACATACTACCAAACCTGTTCCTTAGCCTAGACAAGGCATCCATAGCGTTATAGATCTTAAGACCATCAGAATTACCGGCACCGGTAAGATAATACCTATCCCCTAGCCTTATACGCTCCCCGCTCAACAGACCTTTCTTGATAAGGTAATTGACAAACCCTCCACGGGTACTTATATTAGAATCTGAGCTGATGCCAAGGACCGGGATGAACGAATCACTGTTGTTAAGGGTTATGGAGGACGAGCCAAAGGAGATGTCAGCCGTGCCGGACGGGACGTCGCTCTCCTCGACACTGCCGGCCAAGAACCCGGCCTCGATCCGCCCGCCGGACGAGCCTTTTATGGCGTTGGCGTAAGAGTCGTGTATCTTGCCGTCATCCGATCTAAAGAATAGGCGAGGCTCACCGGAATCATATACCAATCTTGAAGATGGAGGAGTATAATTCTCAATATCATTTAAAGGCAAGACATTGCCGGAGAATATAATCTCACCATCTATATTTCCACCCTTCACCCTAATATTAGGTCGTTGCCCGGTAAAAGCGCTTTCCACGGCCTTCCATAACATACGGGCTGTCTCCTTAATATCTATATTCTCCCTGATAGCCCTTATATCATCCCATGACGCCTCTTTCAGTATCGTATCGCCAATATTATCCTCGTTTATGGAATCCAGATCCACCTCCTGTACCGTGGATGTATCTACCACAGCCATATCATTGACATCACCTACCTCTCCGGAGGTAAGATAAGCCACGACATTGTCGCTATCCCCAAGGCTTCTGGCCAACGCTGGGGCATCCATATCGCTTATGGCGGACAGGACCTTGGCTGACATAAGTTGCCCCCACTCGCTGGCGCTAAGTCTGGCACTTATGGATCTGGCCGCCTCCTTATTCCTTGGCACGGATCTCGTCCAGCCTCCGAACTTAGACCTGAACTTATCGTTATAAATAGTCATATAAGCCTCAGCAGCCTTATCAAGATCACTTACGGCGGCTATACCCGCTATCTTATCGAACAAGGTAGATACCTCGCCGGAAGGAGTCAAGACACGGGCTATCTTACCTTCCTTATTCCTTTTAATTACGCAACTCGACATAACTTCATGTTTTTGACAAAGATAAACAAAAAGCCCCCACAAATAAGCGGAGGCTGATATTCTTATATTCCTTATAGAATTTATGACTTAATCCGTATTCTTGCTATTGATGAACTCACTAACGCAATCACCAGCGAAGCCGGCTATATACGCTGCGTGTTCATCCTCTCCAACCTTAAATCCAAGAGACATGTTGCAAAATTGGCATACGCTCATTGCTATATGGAATGACTCGTGACATATATTTCTCATTATTAAATCATCGTCGCTCGAAAAATTCCAAAGTATGGCAAATTTATCATCATCGTCCCTATCCCTTACCAAATTCACGAAAGACGCCTCCTTATCCATATCATCTTCATCTCCCCATTTCCCCTCGTGTTCAGGTTCCATATTCTCGAAACGATCACACAACGTCTTATAATCTAATCCAACCGTGATAATCAAATCCAACGGATATATCACGAAATCAAATTTCTTTTCTCTCATAATCCCTTTAATTTTTCTATAACCTCAAAACACATCTTACACTCAATCCTACGATACAACTGCCTTACGCCATCTATCGTAGTCCAATAACGACCACCCTCTCGGTGCAGGAACTCACTCATTACCTTAGTGTCAGCCACATCATGTAGATCGTATGAGTCTAAACATAACTTACATATATCGTCAAGATCAAAATAAGTAACCTTATTATACGACATACAACGGATTTGTCTCCCATCAGGAACCTGAACATCGAAAACATTTATCTTCTCCATATTAAAAAACAGAGGGATGCCGATCCCATCACAGACCGGTATCCCTTATAATAAATTAGCGACGAAAAGCATGGTGATGGACATGCGCCACAAATGTAATTACAAAATTCGCAAAAACAAAATATCAAGGACAATCACCTATGCATTCGCGCGGAGCATCGCTTTTCAAAACCCCATACACCCGATTGTCGCTAGTCAGCCATCGTTTACCGTCACTCGTAATATAAGCCTGCCGGTATCCCTCCTGATTCACCGTGAGCGTCTTCTTAATACCTTTTGAAGTTGTTATCTCCAGCTCAAGAGTCCGGTCAAGACCGTTGTTCATCACCGAGCCAAAGGAAACAAGGGCGTTACCGGTCCCGGACCCCGGACTGACGGTCAGAGGCTGGTTCGTTACCTCGCCTACCCCGTCCTTCCAATTAATATTCAAATCATTAGCCATAGTTATATTATTTTTGTTCTATTGCAAAGATAGCAAAACAAATAAACCCCAACCGGCTTAAGTCGATCGGGGTCTGAGTAAGCGAAAAGAAACTGATTATCGTCCCATCATTCTCAATACGGTCCTAGTCGCTGCTTGCGCCCAAGTCCAGCCGTCATTAGATGTTACGTTAACCGTCTGTTGAGTACCATTTACATCCAAGTTAATAGTCTCCTTGTCAAGCTCGATAGTAGAGTCTCCAGCGGCTTGCGTTACCGTCACGTTGGCTGTCTGGCCACCAGCGGCAGTTACCTTCAATGTAGCTGTCAGTTCCTCGATCGTGACGTTGGCCGGTACGTCCGAGATCGTGATGCTCCAAACGAACTCGCTAGTGGCTCCGGGATCGTCGGCGATAACCGCTCCGTTAGCCGTAGTCTTTCCAGCCGCCGTGTAGTTAGCCGGGAGCTGTAACGTAAGCCCGTTCTCCTCAGCCGGCGTGACCGCGAACGTAAGCTTAGTACTGTTAGACTTACCGGTGATGGTAACATTACCACCTTTCTTTTGTACGGAAGCGTTAGGGCTGTTTGATCTTACCGCCTCAGCAGCCGCTGCCTGATTGACTACCAACGCCTTCTTAGCCCCGCCGTTCGTGGTGACCGTAAGGTTGATAGTGCGTTGAAGACGACCGGTGTGTTTCTCACCGGAGAAATTAACCGCCTGATCTCCTGATCCTGATACCGGGTCGACGGTTACGAAACCGAATTTTCGTGATGCCATACTTAAATATATTTACAAATGTCATTTTATTATGCCAAAAATAACTTATATCATATCACAAGCCAAATATAGGGGGGGGGTAGATACGACTAGCCCTGTACAACCTCAACATACAACCCTACTAAGTCCTTTAGATTATGACTAAGAGGAGTTCCGCTATCCCTAGTGCACTTATATACATCAGCGTTCTGGATGTAATATTTATCCTTGAATATCTCCATTGGAGGGAAATACGGGATAGGATCCCCTATGGTCCCGGCATGCTCCTTATCAATGACCTTGTATAAGGAAGCCGTATTTAATCCGGGTTCCCATTCCTTTGATAATGTATGTTGTTGAATAACCTCATAAAGGATATCCGTATCGTCCTTAACCACCCTGAGGCAGAATCCGGCATCCACCGACAGCCCGAACTCCGCCCCTTCTTGTCCCCATATAGGGAATAGGACCTTAACATCCAATTTCTCGTTAGGGGATAAAGATATAGCCTTGTTATTAACCACCATTCTGGAGAATCTGACAGCCACTTCCTGAGGATCGGAGGCATCTTTCTCCTTTGCCTGTTGCCGGACATAAGTCATGGTGATATTTACCTTATCTGAATAGCCGGACTGAGCGTCAATAGCCCTCACCTGCTCTACGGTAGTGGCTAAGCTTACTTCCCTCTGTTTGGCTCCTAACGCCGACATCAGATCATTATCATACTTATCCATCATCCCGATCAAGATCTTGCCTTCCGTCATATCGAACTCCAGACCTATGATCGTTATCTTACCAGCTATAGCCCCATCAGCCAAAGCGTTACGCCTATCATATTCAGGGATATAGATATTTTGGTCATCCAAGAAAAACTCATGAAGATTCTCATTCTCATAAGTCCTGATCTCCTCATACTTAGCCGATTTCTCCTCATTAAGAAGCCTTGAGTCATCCAATTTAGCCTCGATAATCTCCTTAACCGTAGCTTTAGGATTAGCCTCCTTGAACGCCAATTGCTCCTCCCCAAGCTCTATCCATGGGGCGGGATTCCCGTTAATGTAATCATCATAACTATAGCCCTTGGCGTAATTATCATCAAGCGGATCGTCCTGAACTAATTGATTGGGATATATTTCCCTGTTTATATATACGTAGCTCATATCTTATATCATTAATCTTGTTCTTTAACGGCGATACTATACTTACCTGAAGCGTAACACCAGATATTTATCTCGAAAGGCTTGTTAGCCGTAGTGGTTATAGAAGTACCACTCATGCTTACATAAGCCCCGGAGTTGGGTATAGCCTGCGTGAAGGCCGCCGACGGGACGCACCTGATCATCAGCTCCTCCCCTATCTGCATCCCTGACTGCACGGATAGGGTGGTAGCGGCTGATAACGTAGCCGTGATACTTCTCTTGCTAATAGGCAGGTTAGCTAATGTCGTGACCGTATTAACCCCTATAAGCCTGTTCATGGTCTTCTTATCGGCGGCCGCCATCAACCCGTTAGTAGACTCATTGGCTACGGCGTATGTCGTGTTAGGAGGTGTAGCCCAAGTGCCATCACCACGAAGATACTTGGCTTGCGCTCCGGCGGCAGGTGCGGGGACCAAGCCGGCCTTTCCCGCTGCTGAGGCAGAAGCGGCTCCCATATTGGTGTATGTCGTGTTGGTATCCGTCCACGGGACATTCACATACATCTTACCGTTTCCGTCAAGAACTACCGGGTAATTCTTCCCGTTAGCCGAATACCCGATCTTAACAAGACCCAATTTATTGCTTGTAGCTTGGGTATAAGTCGTGTTATTATCAGTCCAAGGGACATTCACGTACATCTTACCATTAGCCAAAAGCACAGCGTAGTTCTTTCCATTAGAAGCATAGCCGATCTTAACCAATCCTAAGGTGTCGGCCGTGGCTTCATTATACGCTGTGTTATTATCCGTCCACGGAACGTTAACGTAAGCGTTGCCGGACGAATCCAGTTGCACCTTATAGTTCTTCCCGGAAGTCGTATATCCTACCTTAATACCGCCAAGAACGGTAGCGGAGGACGTGGGAGGGGTGAAGGTACTTGGTTTGCCCGTAACCCCGGACCAAGGCACGGAGGAAGCCTGACTGGCCGTGTAAGGCTCATACCCATCCTCACTGTTTAATTTAGACTCGTCTTTTATCAGATACATCTTACCTGTAGACGTGACCTTTACCGTATCACCGCTTTGAGCCGTAGCGGTGGTAAGGGCGAATCTAGCCGTATCATCAGCTACCACGATCAATCTCTCCAAAGCCGCCTTAGGTAACCTATCTATGCTGATGGTTCCGGACGCGATCTTAGAGGCGTCAAAATTAGCCAATGTCGTGGAGATAGTTACGTTGCTTCCGAAGTCCGATGAGACACTACCGGTAACAGCCCCGGACAGCGCTATGGTCCTAGCCGCCTGTAATTTCGTGGCGGTAGGGGCATTATCCGTCTTAAGAGCATATTTGGTAAGATCAATATCATTAGCCTTATCCAGAAGCCGCTCTATCTGATTACCATTGTATTTACCTTGAAAATCTGCCATATTACAATTATTTTTTTTCAAATATAGATATATGTATCAACCCAAAGAAATCGAGGGGGGGGATAGATACGGGCAGGTGTTAGAAACTGCCGTCCCCGTGCAGGAATCCGCTACGGAATATAATAGCCTTGTCTTTAAGTTTCTGGACAGACTCCCATTCCCATTCACCCTCACAAGGTCTTATGACATACTTATTGCCCCAGATCTTGAATTTCCGTTCAATAACAAACATCTCCTTATCATTAAGGACATGAAAGATACTCCCGACAGGGAAATACTTATCAGTTCTCAATATAACTCGATGATGTCTCTCGTCATATTCAGGATCGCCTACGATACGTGCCTTATAAAACTGGAAATCATTTAACGTCTGATCCACGGGATCTATCCAATAATACCCCTTACCCATTGCAGTTTGTATTTAATTATCTATATTTGCGGTGTAGTAACTCATAATGTTTTAAGTGATTTTTAACCAAAGGGAAAGGGTGTCCGTGAGGATGCCTTTTTTCATTCCCGCCCACCCTACCATGACAAAAAGATCTACCTCGAACAAATGTAATCATAATAAAGATACGGTCAAAAAGAAACCCTATCGGTATTCTATTGCCGACAGGGTTCTCCAACGTTGTATCAAACTAAATCATATCACTCCATTTGATTGTGTCACCGACGAAGCACCGCACCGCCAGATACCTTACGAACGCCGTCCCTTCCGGGGCGTCAGGGTCTTCCAGATAAGCCAAGACAGCCTTGACTATTTTCTGGTCGCAATCCAATACCTTAGGAAAGTAGTCGCTATAGAACATAGCGAACAGGTATTGGATATCTCCCCAAGTGGCGTTATCAGGTTTCTTGGCCCCGCATTTATCGAACATCTGCTTAGCGTCCTCCATCGTCCATCTTCTCTTGGACCCGTCGGCGTTAAGCATCTTGTCAGCGGCTTCCCTAGCCAGCTCCTTGGAAAAGTGATATCCATGGGTGTCTATATACCGCTTATAATCCGGGTCATCGGCGTCTGCTCCTCAGTAGTAACGACTCCTGCGTCCCCTGCGCATATACGGTTCAGTACCTTCGTACTCGTCACGGATGCCGCGCTCACCGAACCATCCCCTGCGATACATCTCGTCCTCACGTTCATGGAGTCTCTCACGTTTCTCAAGCTCACGCTCGTCACGTTCCATAACCTTGATTGTTGATCATCTGCTGAGTCTGGCAAGTGCTTTGGTTGATCAAAGAACTCAAATTGCAGCAGCAAGAGCTAATTTGATTACCGATCTCACAACCTTGTTGCTGTACGGCGTTAATAACAGCCTGAGAGGTCATACCTACCTGACCAGCTACCTTATCGATAGCGCCTTGTACGTTACAGATAGCGCTTTGCAATTGAGTGGTAGTACAGTTCAAGGCGTTAGCGATCTGATCGATAGCGCTTCTGTTACCTTGGATAGCCTGCATCAGTAACTCACGACCATAGTCGTTATTCAATTGAGCTGGAAGACCATTAGCGCAACACTCATTACCATTGCCAAAACCATTGCCAAAGCCACGGCCACCCCATAACCAGAACAGGACGATGATCCACAACCACCAACCGTTAGCCCCGCCGAAACCGTCTTGGTTGTTACGACCGTTCATCAAAGCCGCTACCAAGTTCGGATCCATCTTATTTCCGCCTATCAAATTGGCGAACATACCCGGAATCATAGATAATAAACCGTTAGTGGCGCTTCCACTACCGGAACCCATACCGTCTAACAAAACGATTTTGTCTCCACTTGTACCCATGTCTATTTATTTTTGAATTAATAATAACCCCACCTGATAGTGGGCGTTACAAAGTTCAAAAATTAACAGCCCTAAAATCGTGATATGTGTTATCATCAAAGTACGTCATGTCTTGTAAATGGGATTAATAAGAACCGATATGAAACAAAAAATATTAAATATACAAGAAAGACGAAGTGACTATATACACAATTCCGCACTACTATGTTATACAACATGATTAAAATGACATATAATTACTTTTTATATCATATCTTTGCATCAAAAGACAGTAGAGTAGTATGCTAAAAGCTTATAAATATAGACTGAATCCGACATCCGAACAGATCTCGCTAATGGAGAAGACTTTCGGATCAACACGATTTATCTATAACTGGGCTTTGCAGACGAAAATCGAAGCGTATCAAGATGATAAAAAATCACTTACGGCTGTTGATCTATGTAAGAAATTGACTGACCTAAAGAAACAAGAAGAATATACTTGGCTCAATGAGGTATCTAATGAATGTTTACAGCAGTCAATAAGAAACCTAGATAAGGCTTTCACCAGATTTTTCAGGGAAAAGAAAGGCTTCCCTAAATTCAAATCAAAGCGAGGATCAAGGAAATCATTCAAGAATATCATGAATGTTCACGTTGATTTTGATAATAACAGGATCAAGCTACCAAAATTAGGATGGGTGAGATTCTACTCAAACCAAGTGTTTAAAGGTAAGATAGGAACCGTTACCGTATCAAAGTCACCTACAAACAAGTACTATATCAGTATCCTTGTAGATAACGGCATTAAGCTACCGGACAAGTCACCTATAAATCCGGATGCAACCGTAGGTATCGATGTAGGGATAAAGACATTCGCTACCTTATCGAACGGTTCGGTTTTCGAGAACCCGAAATATTTGGAAAGGTCTTCCGCACGTTTAGCATGCTTACAACGTAGATTAACTCGCAAGCAAAAAGGAAGCCGAAGAAGAGAAAGAGCTAGATTGGCTGTAGCTAAAACATACGAGCATATATCAAATCAAAGACATAACTTTCTGTACCATGTTGTCAACAATATCCTAGGCGAGAACCAAACCGTGGTTATTGAGGATCTTAACGTGGAGGGGATGATGAAGAACCATAATCTGGCTAATAGCATAGCTTCATGCTCATGGAGCGAGTTCTTTAGAATATTAAGCTATAAGTCAGATTGGAAGGGCGTGAATTTGATTCGAATAGGAAGATTCGAACCTAGCTCCAAGATGTGCGAATGTGGATACATACATCGTGATCTTAAATTATCCGATCGTATCTGGACTTGCCCTTCTTGTGGGGCCGTAAATGATAGGGATCTTCTCGCCGCTAGGAACATAAAGAAATTTGGGTTAGAAAAACAAAATCTTCTAACCCAATAAGATACGTCACCGGTGGTGAACCGGGTAGGGGACGTGGAGTCGCTGGCGTTGGCTGGGGCCGTGAAGCGTCAAATTATACTGGTGTAAATTGGTATATGATCACCTTAACTACACGAAAAATCTCGCATCAACTTATTTGTATTAGCAGTGTATTCATTAACTATCTTGCTGGATGAGGGATCATCCTCTATCCTTGACAGGCGGTTATCGTCACTCCTTACCGTAACGTCACCCATCCTTCGTACCATGTTTTCTTGATATGATGATGGATCGGAGTATATAAGATCATCAACGAACCTGTATATCGCACCATCAACCGTCTCACCTACCTTCTCATATAAACCGGATTGGAATGACACGAAATCATCATACCTCCCACGAGCCAAGAACGAACCGTCCGGTCTCGCCTCGACGCCGCCGTTGACCTCCCGGAGCAGGCCCGGATTCCTTTGGTACAGATACCTGTAAAACCCGACATCCATCATCCTATCCTGACCATCCAGATAGAAAAGGTTTCTCATGCTACTGTCACCGGACTCGATAGCCACGTCAAACAGAAGATCCCTTACCTGACCTTCCGGCAACGACATCTCCATGCTTTTTAACGTACCTCTGTCATGGTGGTTCAAAGATACATTATAAAATCCATTAAAATCAAGGAAACGTAAGACATTATTATATAAATCCGATTTTTTTAACCTTTCCTTGATCTGGATCTTCCTCAACGATGTACAGGATTTGATAAAATCCCGATCCTTTCCCTGCCTAGCCTCGTATCTCCTGAACTCCCGATCAATATCGACATCATCCATCTTAGGGGTTACGGGATGCTGATATATTAATCTGGTAAGGATCATGTTCTCGGTATTCGAGGATGAGATGTTGGACATAACCAGCTTTTTTATATTATCCTTGACCACGCCAATATCGGAACGGGAAGCCCCGGCGGGAACCACGCCAGCCGGCAAGTACGAGGGCCGCTCTATCCCGATATCGGCCAACATCTCATAGGCCTGATCGGTGTCGGTTATCGGAGCCGTGTTATGGTACGTATTCCTACCCATATACAACATGCTCCTATCATACATATCGGAAGGGGATGTATTCCCGGACCTTACATACACCATCCTATCCCCAGTAGAATAAGTATCCTGAACCTCGTATATCGGATTCCCTTTCCCTGTTATCCTATCAAGATCGGAGATAAAGCTATCGTATACCGAATTGCCGGCCTGTATGGAAGACAACATGACGTCCAGCGACGCCATAAGATCACGGATATCCTCCGGTCTGGATATAATCATCTCATCGCTGATCGCCTCGCTTATATCCACGCCCATGTCGGCAAGATCCATGGCTATGTCATGCAGACGTCCGGCAACGTCCTTGATGTCCTTAAAATCATCCATATCGATTATCTCCCCAACCTTATCCCTTAGACCCTTCATATCCTTAGGCATACTGATATACAGTGTGGTACTATTGAAGTACGAGTCGGTAATCGTATTTCCGTCCTGACTCCGAACCTCCATACGGGTCATATTACGATACGTGTCATACATCCGATCTGCGTAATCCTGATCCTCCTGATACCGGAGTGCCAAGGAAGGGTATGGGATGGAGGCGAAAGCCTGATCGAACTCCCGGCGGTCACTGATACCGCCTACCGCCTTCATGATCGTATCCCTTACCTCTATTGGATTCAAGCCCCTTCTCTTTCCTAACGAGTCATATGTATCCTCATATATCATATAATCATCACCAAGGCCTGACTCGGAGGACAGGAAATACATATCCTTCTCATTAAGATTCCCCTCAGACATAAAATCGACAATCCTCCTCATCATATCCCTTACCCGCTCATACTCCGATCGGTTAGTCATGATATTATCAATCTCATCAGCGTCATACATCCCAGATCGCTCAAGATTGTACCTATTGAGGAATATATCACCGCCGGAAAGGAAGTTAGATACGATCATATCATTAAGATCATTGATATTATCAACACCCAAGGAAGTAAGAGTATTATTAATATCCTTAACCTCATCGGCCATGAAATTGCCGGCGAAATAGTTCTTTCGCTTGATAAATGACATAACATCATCATACCTAGGTTCCCCGTTACTATCCAGATCATATTCTGATGGCATGGACATCCAGTCGCCAAAGAAGGACACGAAGTCGGGGGAGTAGGCCGTACCCCAGACCGATAAGGCCTGCTTCTGGTCGCCCAGCACCTCCATCGCCCTTTGGTATAATCCGGATGGTTGGTCGTTCGGGGCAAGGACATTATCTACCCTACCCTCCTTATTTTTTATAACATAACAAGATCTACCCATTACTAAATCGTTTTGACACAAAGATAGAAAATCCCGCCTACTCTCACGAGCGGACGGGACACCAAAATAACAACATAATAACAAACCTTATGTTTCTCCGAAAAGTGCAAATCTTTTTGCCGATCCTCACGAACAGGCAAAAGCTCAATCCTAAATAACAAAAAAATGAAATTTATTATTCATCAAATATCATATATATTGTCAATATATTTAACATTTGATTCTATAATTCTAAAATTATATTTGCTTATAATTTCCTTAACCTGCTTTTTATTCAAATGAAACCACTCTCTATCAACATTATATACACTATATTTAATATGCAGCTCACGCTCTATATCCATATCTACATATGCAATCATATAAAAATAGATATTACTCACCCTTAAACAACTCTCCCTAGTGTATAAATCCTTAGACTTACCAATTTTTACAAGACCATTACTAATATCTACTCCTATATAGGTACGCAACAGTCCACTATTTCTTAATCCATAGTTCTTTTTATTTTTTAGAAAATAAGTATATCCTATTATAGAATCATACAAACCATAAAAATCATATTCTGTCGAATATGGTCTTATCTTGGACATCAACATAGGTATAGCGTTATTTACTTTCAGATCATTAGATATAGTCAAATGAATATCATCAACATCCTTATTTGTATTTGATATAATGATATTATATACAACACCATTAAAAACATGATCTAAACACATTCTATCAATTATATACTCATCATAACCCGCATCATATAGTTCATCTTGTCGTTCTATGGCTGCAAGTATAAAATAATTATATAACTTCAAGGCATAATCAAGATCAAAATCACTTCTACCGAATAACGTTATTAGCGCCATATAAAGGAAATTGCTGTAATCGCTATCATTCAAAGTTATTCTGCAATCCTTAACAATAAACACATTGTCGTTTTTTGAACGATCACAATCGCTCGAAAAATTTTTAACAATAATCTCTAACTCTCTAGAATAACCTGAATAATCAGCTTGTTTCAATTTCCCTGTTTGGCAAAAATGACTTAAATCATTATACAACCCCAAAATATGATCTTTGTTCATAATATAAAACAACGAGAGCCACCAGCGTCCGTTACTCCACTGATAGCTCTCATTTATCGCCTACGCCTAAGCGATATTAATATCTTCTTCTAGTCTAGCAACGGATAGACACCGCAAATATAAGACCTTATTTTGAAACTACAAACAAACAAGAGATATTTTTACAAAAAATGTAATCAGCCATATTCCTCTGTTATATATAAAGCGTAGCTATACCTATCCTCTATCATCTCCACCACCTTCTTGATATCAGATAAAGTTAGTTTCTTTATCTCCATATTCCTACTATCCATCCTGACAAAAGAGTTCTTGAACTCCTGCTCGGTTATAGCATCCAACCTAAATAAATTGTATTTTATAAGCAACTGGCTTACGTCAAATATCAGGATATTAAGATCAATATCATCCCTCAACTCACCAAGAAGATCACGTATCATGACTTTGATAGCATCAGTATTAAGTTCCAGCTTCTCGGCTTCCTTCATCAACTTCTTGATAATACCATTGTGCTCGATTATGATGTTAGCATTATCATCATCGGTAGGTAAAAGGATATCCATCGTACATTTTATACCAACCTTATCACTAAGTCTTTTATTGAACTCAGTCATATAATCAAAAGCCTGATCCCTGCTTAATGAGTATGTATGATCAAGCAACTGCTTTTGTCTGACCTTGACAAAATAGTTACTGATGTATAACATCATTAAGACCTTTACTCGCTGGATGCGCAGGTCTTGCATGATCTTCCGGTGTAAAAAAGCGTCTAATTGCATAATATAAAGAGTCCCCACCGGGGCCATCACACACCCGACAGGGACCAGCTTTTAAATATCTTACTCGTCAGGTGATGGGCTGACGCCACAAAGATAAGTCAAGATATTTTATTTAGCAAGGATTTTCCGCCTCATTTTCTCCGGATACTACGTTGCCGTCGGAAACCAAAGACTTGTCCTCGGCAGCCTTCGCAGGCGAGGCGAACTCCGATGGCAGATCCGGCAGGTTGGGGAACGAGACTTCCGTCTCTTCCTTGGATACCTTGTTCCCCTTGATACTCATCCTAAACTTAGGAGCTATGAAAGGATCGTTGTTAAGATCAATGTTGATCGTAACATCATTCATCAAAATATCCTCCTTAGTTCTGGAATCACCTATCCATCCTCTTACGTCAGCGGTCATAGGCATCCTGCTAGCCGCTTCCTTGATAGCTTCAAGCCGGCCCTTGATAACATCCACATCTCCCGCCAGCGGAATCATATATGTCTTATTATCCAACCCAGATCTGGCTATAGCGTTATTAAGATCCATTATATCATCAATACTTACGCCTCCGCCTAAACCCTCCGTAATCCTATCAGCCATCGATTCGATCATGGATGAAAATGACGATATATCCTGATTTTTCAATCTTACGGGGTACAGGTAATTTCTTCCATTTCCTGTCTTTATAGCTACGACCGGAATACGTGAATTTTTATAATCACCATACTTATCCCTGACGATAGCCGTACAGAACGGGAATATATTATACTTAATATTATCCCTCATCGTAACCTCCCCATTCTCTATATATCCTACGCTCTCGACCTTACCAACCGTCTCGTTGGTAAAGTCATTCTCGGATACCATCAACGTACCATTATCATCACTTACGCTAAAATTAGGTCTTCCCGGCAAAACACTGGTAACTGTACCTACGAACGGTATATCAATCTCGCCAGTAACAGATCCTATATTATCCCTATATAACTCAAAGGCCATACTCCTTAAATCAGCGTTACTCCCTTTTGAGTCTGGATCATTGGCTTTTAGCACCGAGACGAAATTGCCATCGCTATCCACGATCTTAATAACCATATTATCAACCAGCTCTCGGTAAGCCGACTTAGTCTCATCAGAATTAGGGTCAACGGCGTTAAGACTATTGTATTTATCATACAATTCCTTGGTATATGGATCTGACATATCCATCTTAAACCTTACCATATCACCCTTGCGGAGGCTAGCCGCTGCTTCCTGATTCACCGACTCGTTGTTAGATCCAAACGTATCACCCGTATAATAAGGGACAATAGATCCATCCTGCCCCTTGCGATACACCATGAACCAGTTGGAGGTCGATAAGGCGGTCTGCCGCCCCAATATGACACCAGTAGCGTTCTCGAAAGCCTGAGCGTCATCCTCGCTAATCATCCATCTTGAGTGGTTATCTGACTCTATAACAGTAAATATGTCGGTTCCGTTGGTGAAATCCATCACCCTTCCATTATCAGTATCAGTGGCATCAGATCTTTTAAGCCCAAGACCGTCCATAAACCTGTCAAGTCTCATTCCGCCAACCTCATAATACATGACCCCACCGATCTCTCTCTTCTGGGCCATCAACACCACCGGGTTCTGGGCGGCGTTAACTTCCGTCCTGCCGGTGGATGTCCCGGGTTCGCTCTCTGTGAGGACATCACCCATAGGTATGGATTTATCGTAATCCTTGACAGCTATACTTCCATTATCATACAACCTCATCCATTCCACGAATTGAAGAAGAGGATCATCAGAATAGTTATTGATAATATCAATAGCCTCATTAAGCTTATCCTGATCAATCTCATTGCCATTGTCAGCCTCATTCATAAGATCATTATAAGTCTTTATAGCTTCTTTGATCTGATCCTGATCAAGACCATTGATATTCATATCTACAATATCATCAACAGCGTCCTTGATATTATCATAAATATTATCATGGATCTTCAATCTATCTATTATCGATCTAGCCTTATTGATCCTTGAAATAGGATTATCCCCAAACCCGTTAACTAGACTATCGACACGAGGCTTGTTATTATCATATATCTGTCTCTCCCTAGGAGATAAGACATCCTCATTACCGTTCCATATCTTTATAGCTATATTATTGATTCTATCGTCAGAAGGATTTATGATATCCTCATCATCAGGAACCCTCTCGACTATATTACCTTCATCGGTCTTAATCTCGTTCTCCATAGATCTGGCTATCATATGATTATATGTCTTGAACATAAATGCCTCATCCTCCCCTATAAGACCATCTTGGTAAGCCTTGTCTATAGCTTGGTCGTTGGCGTAAAGATCATTGGCATCAGGATTATCAGTATTCCTGAAATCATACTTGCTATCATCCTCCTCATAAGTCTTACCCCATACGTTCGATAATATCTTCATGAACCCGCGCTCCTGCGCCCGGATGAATCTTCTGTCACGCATACGACGAAGAGACTCGTTTATATTCTTATAAGCCACAAGATTATGACGATACTCACTAAGCAATGCCATAGCCTCCTTATAATTATCAACCCCACGGATAGATACGACGTTCTCAAAATCAGCTATAGTATCATAAGCCGCCATAAGATCAGCGGCACTGATCCTTGAATCATTTCTATTTAAGAACAACTTAGATATATCAGCCTCTGAGTTAATTAACGTAGTTAATTTCCTCTCCAATGCGATCCTATCCTCTGTTAATTTAAGAAGCCTATCATTCTCCTTGACCAACCTAGCCTTATCAGATTCAAGAGCGTCCTTCGACGCGACACTTTGTTGAAGCCTCAAGACATTCTTCTCCATCCTCTGTATATCATCCGTAAGCTTCCTTAATTCTTCAAGATCCCTGCTCGAATCAGGATTAAGACGAGAATATATATCAAGAGCGGGACCTATATCCGTATTGTATATCCTTCTTAACTGATTGGCTATATCGTTCAAATTATCCTTCGCCTCAAGGCCATTATAAGCCATATTGGAGATATAGGCGTTAAACGACCTATTGGATATACCATCGGTAAGGGAGTCGGCGAACCTATTGGCCATGGTAAAATTATCCACCTTCTTATTAAACTCGTTGACAAGATCGGCTTTATACTCATTAACCTGCTCATCCGTCATATTCATATCGGAGGCTATATCGCTATTAGGTATAGACTCAATGACTGTCTTGAAATTCTCCTTGGTATCATCTAACATCCCCATTTCCTGATCATAACGAAGACGATTGAACACGGCATCACTAAAAGTCTTATCTATGATTCTAGAATTAGGTATATCGTCAGCGTTATTATCCGTTTTCAAGCCTGATAATTGAGCGTTCAGAGCCATACTGCCACGAATAGCACGGACAGCGGCGGTGGTCAAGGCGCCGGCATTGGCGTTGTAGGCCTCCACCATCCCCTTGTTCCGGGACATGTCTTGGCTCCATTCCTTTATACCCCCAATAGTCTTTCCACCCATAATCGATCCGATAATCATACCGATACCGATCTCCTTCCATCCTTGGCTAGACCCGTACGTCTCCTTGAACCCATTCTTTATAGCCTCCATATAGCCTATATTCTGCCGGATAGCCATAGGATTGTATCTTGATTCTACCCAATCCTTGGCGGACTTACTAGCCACTCCCTGAAGACCTTCCTCATACAGACCCTCTGACACTGGGCGCTTGATGATATTGAACGTATTTCCGGCTACCTTCTGCCATTTCTTTGGTGTTATGGCTCTTAACGTACCGTTATCCATCCTCTCGGCACCTACGCCAAATATATTGCGTTTTATGAACTTATCCACACCAAGATCCATGCCGAACATATCGCCGAACATAGCTATATTGGATAATGACAATATGCCGACGTTGGCGGCAAATACGGCATTAGCGGCATTGGCATTGTCAGCTCTGAACTTCATAAGCTCCTCATATGGGACTTCCCTTCCATAAGCGTTACGGTAAGACTGCCTGAAATTCTCCTCAGCCTCCATCAGCATGCTTCTGGCCTCGACAGACGCCTCCCACGAGGTAGATGTGCCAAGGAAAGCGAGGGTGTCCAGTCCCTTGCCTATCCTCCGTCCCGTACGGGCGGCCCTAAGGTAGACGCCGAACGCTTTCTTGGTATCCGAAGCCGCTTTGCCTATCCTAGCCAAAGCCACGCCCGCCCTAGCTCCCGTACGAGCTAAGTTCATCAATCCAGCGCCGGAATATACGGCTGACGATAACATGGCTCCAGCGGTAAAAGCAAGACCGGATAAAAAATCGTTAGACCAGAAATTAGCCGTGGTCATGCTTTGAAGGAAATTCATATCCCGCTCCTCACGATTGTAATAATGAGCAAGACCGTAATCCATCTTCTTGTCCTGATCATCCAACCATCTCGTGAAATCGTTATCAAAAACAGCGTTAAAATTACCTCTGGATACACCGGCGTAAATACCATAAAAAGGCTGAATAACACCACCTAATCCATACAAAGCGGCTTTACCTACAAATTTCCCCAAACCTCTCATCCATTTCTCAGTCCTACCTTGACTCCTAGATAAACGTGTGTCGTTATCTACACCGGGGATATAAGACTCGTATTTAGGTATCCAAGTACCGCTACTAAGTCGATACCTTGAATCCTCCAACGATATCTCCGGACCAGTAAGATTAAACCTGCCCTTATAGCTTTGATCAGAAGCCATATATCCTAATGGGGACATATGTTTCATATCATCATAATAATTTGTCTTAACAGTATTCTTGATCCTCTCCGACAATGACGGTATCTGGGACTTTGATCTCTCGGAAGCGGAATACGGATCCAATACCGGAGGCAGGTCACGATCCGGTATATCATAGGGATCCGTACCAATAGCCTTTATATTATCTACGTTTATGGTAGGATATCTGTACTTCTCGGCAAGATCCTTTCCGTTAGAGGTATTATTATAGATTTCCATTGTTTCCATTATTTCCACTATTTCCGTTATTCCTGTTTCTTATCTCCTGATCAATCATATCAGCTATGGGCGAGATGAAGCTCTCGAAATCATCAGTAGTAGATCTTCCCTCGCTCCTCCAATACACCTCATTCTCCTTGCTAAGTATCTGTTGCCATGCCATGACCAAATAATACTGCGGGCAGAAGTCGATCTTCCTTGCTACCTCATCAGCATAGTTAACGCCATCCAGATCAATTGAATACAACGGGGTATTACCCTCTCTAGCCCCTCCTTTGCTATATATATCAACATTTATCCCAGAAGAACCATTATTATACTTATATCCGGAAGCCCTTAACTCGTACATAGAAGCGTTATCGAACAACACGTCAGTAGCGATCATCATCTGATTCTTCCTGATATTACCGTCATTTATATTCGTAAACATATCTATATAAGGCATTACCGTGTCCTTGGCCCCGCTAGCGTAAGCGAATGGAGCTACCAACAATGACTTAGCCATCTTCCCATAAGCGTTGTTGCTTGAGCTGGCGAAAGATATGGGTACGACACCGGAATCATAGGTCTCGGACGGGATGCTTACATCCTCTTTGTAGAAAGTAAGTCTATTCGCAGCCAGATCAGCCTCGCTTACCTCAACAACAGATCGACCATCACCTCCATTATTGCCAATGATCTGATAATTACCATCACCTATAGGGGATATGGTAAACGTTATCTTCGTATTGGCATTATCCTTATCCTTAGGAATAAAACCGCCACCACGGGTAAATAGGTCACTAACCTTTATATAATCTTTCTCTTCTTGACTTTTAGACGGATAATCACCGGAGAAGATATACTCACGCTCGGCATACTCATGACGATATTGTCTCAGGTAATCCTTGCCAGCACGTTTAGCGTCATCAGCGATCCTACCTAAATCCCCACGACTCCATTTATGTCTTAATAAATCATTCCTCTCTTTATGAGCCTCATCATATATAGCGGTAGCGACAGCGATCGCCCTGTTATCCCCGGCAAACCTATCTCTTATTTCCTCAATGTGCTTATTCTTACTAGCCCCAGATACGGCAAGAGACATTATAGATTCAATATCATCAAGCGAAAAAGACGTTCCCATTAAATCATTCACACGATCCAATAAGACACCTGATTGACCCGAATCCATTGATACATGAGGCATTTCTCCTTCAACACCGTAATTAATAGTATTTATATTATCATTTAACAAAGAGCTGTAAGCGGACAACTTACTCCAATCATTTAATGTTATATCGTTTATACCATTTATATCAAAAACCTTATCGCCATTGTTATTAATATCTCCAAGATTGAATGTGCCGAATCCATAACTAATATCTATACCTGACCCACTGTCCGATCTAGCTTCTCTCTGAATTATAGTATCAATACCATCCAAAACAGCATTGCTCGCCTTATTGAATCCATCATTGATCTTATTATACTTCCCTCTTTGGGTATTTAATCCAAGAAGCTTCAAATAACTATCCTGACCATTGTAATCAAGCAACTCGTTCCTTGACCCTCCATTGGCCTTGAAATAAGCCATGATAACCTGATCGTTATCCATATCCTTGACCACGTTACTATTCTCAGGATCAGACGCCCATGCGTCGATCTTCCTTCTAGCGTCATCTGATAATGACTTAACGAAATTACCCATGCCGGTAGTCACCGCCTTCTCGTTGGCTATGAACCCGTTCATGAACTCATCGCTTATGCTCACATCGTCAAGGTTTGCGCTCTTGGTAACCACGGTAGGCCCGGTCGTGTCATCACCTCCATTCTCCGACTTACCCGATTTGCTGGCTCTCATCAACGCTGCTTTCTCCATGGCTAGATTATGCCTTTTTGTCTCATTAAACTTAGCTCTCTCCATCATCTGCTGATTAGCCTTGAAATAATAATCATCAACACCCAACGTCTCGTATGAGTTATTATAAGACCATCTCAGCCCGACGCCACGAAGGAACTGCTGTCGTACCATGAACATGCCGGCTCGCTCCGGGCTGTAGTTGCTACCGATAACGCCCTCGGCCTCCTCCACGAAATCATTTCTCTGCTTGATAATATCCGCCAGCTCCGACTCCAACTTAGCCCTCTTGGCCTTGTCATTGCCAACGCCCTTTAGCTTGGCTCGTATGGATTCTTCCTTGACACTGAAATCATCAATATACCCTTTAAGGAAATCTGAGGTGCTTTGAACATTAAATAAGTCAGGATTCGTTCTAGCCATATATCTTCCCTCTAATTGCATCTGAGCCTTACCGTTCTCAGATATAGAAGCCATGGCTATATCCCTGACCTGAGCGTAACTCATCTCATCTATATACATCTCACGCATCTCGCCCGTCCTGTTGCCATTGGCATCAGTCACCGGTACATTGACTTTCTTCCCCTTGTTAAGGGAGATGAAATTCTTCATCTTCTCATCAATCTCAGCGTGGTAATCCGTATAAGGGGTATAATGTATAGGATTAAGACGTGTCCCTACCTGACCGTCATTCATCCAAGCCACGGCATCCGCAAAAGCCTCAGCCTCGTTTATAGGACTATACATCTTGGGATTGTTCAGCTTCATATCCTCCATCTTCTCGCTAAAAGCCCGGATCTCCCTAGTACCGGCAATAGCATTCAACACACGGGTATCCAGAGCTTCTCCAAGACGAGCCTGTATGCTTCTGGCTATACCGTCGGAAGCCAAATTAGATTTACGATACACGTTATTCACGTCCTGTATCAGCCCATTTAACCTATTCTGAAGATATTCCCTATCCTGAGGTTTTATAATGTCAGAATTGATAATATAATCAGCATACTCGTTTATAGCCTGCCGATTGGTATCTATCTTCTGCTGCATGTACCCCATCCCCTGCATCATGACATCCATGTTGTAGGGCGATACATACTTGCCGTAATTCCTTAATATACTATATTGTGAAGCCATCCTTTATCCTTTCTTGCCTTTAGTTACTTCCTGAGCAGGATATAATCTCCTATAACTCAATATATCTCCTTGAGGATCAGCGATTAATTGTCCATTGGGACCAATCTTTACATCCCCAAATATAGACCTTAATGTATTCATGGTCGTAGCCGTATTCCACTTCTGCTGGATCTCGTCATTTACGCTATCGAAATACCTAGCCCAGTTCTCGTCATTTATAGCCAATCCCTGCAATATACGTTGCTGGTAAGCTTGACGTTGGGCTATATTCTTATCATACGTATCAGCCCAAGTACGGGCGTTTACATTATCAGCCCAAGCCCTTTGAGCCACGTTCCCTTGTTCTACCTCATTAATGTATCTACCTATATTGGAACTCATGATAGCCTGTAAGTTGGATGATAAAGCCCCTCTCTGGGAATCCGGGACATTACCCATCTGATCCAATTGTGATTGGAAAGCACGATTGGTCTCAACCATATACTGATCAGCCGATCTCAACACCGGATCCACGGTAGGAGCGTAATGCCTTTCCAGACCTTCCGTTGTCACGGCTCCCGGGGTCATCCTAAATACCTCGGGGAAGTCAAGACCGCCACCCACTATATTCCTGCCTCCATTGCCGCTGTTCGACTTACCGGCATTTGTATTGGTCTTAGGGAGTGTATTGGGATCAATCAGCTCAGGCATATCCAGTTTAACATCAGGTTCCTCCACATCACCTATATCCATAGGACCGGGAGCCACCTTATGAGGATCAAGTATAAAATCAAGACCTTCCATTCCTTTCATGGATCTCAATGCCTGCATCTTAAGCATATCCTCGCCAAGTATCTTATTAACGACATCCTTGTTCTTGTCAGAGAATAGTTGGCTAAAATGAGTGATACCAGCGTCGTTAAGAGCTTTATGCTGTTCCTCTGTAACAACATCCAGACCGATCATAGGACGAGATGAGGAATATTGACCAAACTTATTGTCTCTCATCCTATCATGATATGAGGCTTTCTTATCTTCCGGGTAATTACCTTGGCTATCCTCGCCTCCAAAGGAAACGAGTGTCGTATAATCCCGAAGCGCCTCTGCGTTGGCGATGATCGGGTTCTCCGCCGTGGCCAAGCCCATCCACCCACCAGTAGTGCTGTATATAGCATCCTGAAGAGCCTTGGCGGCAGTAGCCTTCGGAGCGCTCATATAAGCATCATAAGCCAAAGGCATGAACGTCTTATAATACTCCAGTCTCTCATCGGTATTAATACCGCCATAAGAGCCATCCTGACCCTGACGCTGATACCCAAACGTGTTATCCTTATTATTGTACTTGTTCTCTACGGGACGGAAAGTAAGTAGGTAATCGAATAAAGAACTACCACCTTTCTCCATCTTCTGACGAACACCAGCCACTTTCTTAAGCAATTCTTTCTTAGCATCGGCTATATCCTCCTCCGTAAGACCGTATTCTTTCATGGATCTGGATATGATGTTATCTATCTCACCACCCTTAGCGAAATACGTATCCTCATCCTTCTTCATCTTCCGGTCTTCCTGCTCTTTGTATATGACATTAGCGAAGTCCGTAAATCTTCCCTCTAATCCATTAACGGTATCGTTGCTATCATTTATAGCCTTAGATAATACGGAGGCGTTTAAACGCCTCGTATTCTCGTCATCTATCTTATCGTTTTTCTTCAGCTTCTCCAGCGCCTTTTTCTGATCATCGTAAGCCGATTTAAGACCGATCTTAGCCTTATACCTGTCCATTAACGTAGCATACGTATCCTTAGGCGTGGCTTTGATCCCATACGTATCTCTGATGTATTTAGCGAAATCCGGCTCTATGGTTGTGTCGTCGGTAATAACCTTCGTTCCCTGCTCCAAGGAAACGGGGGTTCCACCATCGGCGTGCTTCTGCCCCATAGCCTCCATCGGCGCCTCTCCGGGCTGCGTCACGTACTCACCCTTCTCGACCTCTACGTTGGCTTGATCTTCCATCGACTTAGGTAACGGATACAGGTACTCACCGGTAAGGCTTCCGCTATCGAACCTATTATTAGGTCCTAGATAAACACCCCCACCATCCTTGTACTGCATCTGGGATTGCCTTCTTTGTCTGGCCTCACGCTCCTGAGCTAACCTGATATTGGTACGAGTACCTTTCTCTGACGCTATCCCAGAAACCACGTTACGAGCCAACCCCATGATACCACTAATTCCTGAGGCTATGGTGGTTATCGTATTAGCTGTTTTAGCCCCAGTGGATAAATCACCATATCCCTCGCTTCTCATACGCCCTATACCACGACCCATCTGAGTGAATCTAGACCCTATATCATCAGCGCCATAGTAGGGGATGGTGGTAAAATCAAAAACATCCGTCTCGCCTGAACCGGTCTTAGACTTATCAACATCGTTAACAGTTATGTTATTAAGCGTAATACCATTGTCCTGATAATTCTCAGCTATACGTTGCAAACTACCCTTGAAGCTAGCCGGAAACACATTATCCTGATCAAAAGCATTAGCATATTTAGTCCTCAACTGATCTGGAGTATCCAAAGAATATATCCCTAGCGGATTGACCGGCGCGGGTAATCCTTGGTTGGTATTCACCAAAGGTTCTATACCTAACCCTTGTATACCGTCCATATTACCAAGCATATACGACCCGACTTCCCCGGCCTCTTGATATTTAGGTATCTTCCTCTTGATTACGTATTTGCTCATGTCTAATTAATTTCGTTCTGACACAAAGATAATTTAAAAAAACAGAGACTCATCATTTCACAACGATGAGTCTCTCAGCAAATGCTATTATTATGTACAGAATTAAATTCTTTTTATGAATAATGACCCTATAGCCTTAACTAAATCATAGAAACCGGCAGAACTGAGACCTACAGCCACTCCATATAATAGAGCCTCCCACCATTCACTCCCTATAAGCAATGGAGACACCTTTAGTAGCCACGCTAATATACAAACCAGCATACCTATGACTACGGCGGATAGGACTTTAGCCCACTTATGGGTGTCAATATACGGCACCACCTTAGCTAGCTGGGTAGCTGACATCGTGACAAAAGCCATGATACCGGTAAAGGTAGTCAGATCAATAGTAATAGCCCCTTCTGATGGGATTACCTCTTGCGCCATCAAAGCGAACGGCGTCAATAACATAGCAAATAAAAATAACAATCTTTTCATATCTAAAACGTTTAATTACTTCGCAAATATAACACTAAACTGATTAGATATATAAATATTTATTAGAATATAGATATACGACAATATCCAAAACCTATATGTCCCTTTCCTAAATCATATAATCCACCCAAAGGATTAGGCATTTTTTCTAATTCCCCTTTCACATCTGTCCATACGAACCCGTTCCCATCTATCATTTTAGTGTTAGTAAATACATATTTATCATATTTCACGCATCCCGGATGACCGGATATATACGAGGATCCTCCACCACCAGCTTGAACAGCGTCCGGCGATATCCCGCCGCTTGGTCCTCCATAAAAGCCTCCTCCTCCACCAGAGGAATACGACTTGCCATCAAAACCACATTCTCCTCCCACTCCTAATAGACCTCTATTTCCGTTAGTTAAACTATTGCCGGAGTTAGATCCTCCCGCTACTTGGGATGCAGGAGTTCCCTTGGCATAGCCCCCCAGATACGCCTTCAACCCTCCCGCTGATCCTCCGTGCCCAATAAAATAATACTCACATCCTCCACCACCTCCCCCGGCTACCATAATACGGGTCTTTAAAGAATCTGCGTTTAGAGGATCGCTATTGTTGGACAACCTCAAATCTGTAGCTCCGCCCCCGGCTCCCTCATAGATATACATTCCAGCGCCCCCATTAGTCATTGAATGCCCTGAACCTCCTCCATTATAATTATATTCTACAACATTACTCATCTGCTTAAGTCCACCATTTCCACAATACACATAAATGATATCACCACCAACTAACTTGATAAATCCAGCCACATATCCACCATACCCAGGGTCATTAGATCTGGTAAACTTATCTTCGCTATCATTGTAACCATAATTACCTTGACCACCCCAGCACTCAACATAATAATACGCCGACATTGGAGCTACAAATGTATGGTAATTATTACTATTATAAGTGTATGTATACAATACATCCAAGCTTTTGGGGCCTGTCATTACACGTCTTCTCATAACATACCTCCCCTTAGATATTTTACTAACAATGCTATAACCATCCTCCTATCATCAGCCATAGCATCTACCCATCTATTCTCCCATCCTAAACTACTAGGGGGGGGGGTAAAACAAGCCCCCTTAAATAACACATCAAATAAAAACAATAACTTATTCATAACAAATTATTTATCATTAAAATACTAACTATTATTTCTACTCATACCTTTTATGTTAAGGCTTAACCCCGGTATCATGTTAAGCACCAACTGCCTTTTCGCCTGTTCCTTACGCATGCGCTCGACCTCCGCTATCTGCGCCTCTGATTGGGGATCGTTCTTGATATTATTAGCGATGTCCTCTATAGCTTTCTTATTGGCTCCGGATTGAGCTAGCATCTTATATAACAGGTCTTGGCCTTCCTTCTCCCACCAAATATCCATAGATGGGCGAGAAGCCAAAGAAGGATCGGCAGGGGCTACCGTCTCAGGTACGGGCTGCTGACCTCCGTCCCCCGTGCCCGAATCCCGCTGTCCGAACTCGTATCTCATTGGCTCGTTCTCCGGAACACCATACCTATTAGCGAACATATCAGCGAACTCAAATCTCTTCTCATTTCTCAAGGTCGATCCAAGAGGCCTACCGTATCCTTGATTCCATGCCACGGTAGCGTCCTTGTAGTTGACGGCGTTATCGAAATCGGATTTAGAATACATATAGTAATTATATACATTACCTTGAGCGTCCTTGTCAAAAAACTTTCCTTGATTGATGTAATTCCAACCTAACCCCGGGACCTTGCCTTGATACTCATCCACGAGATAATCCAACTGCTGTGTCAATGTCGGTTTCTTCCCATACCTGCGCTGTAGCTCCTTCTTCCTCGGTCCAAGCCATTGTTGGATGCCAAAATCACCGGCGGCTCCTAGGGCTTCGGTGTCCCCTCCGGACTCGGCGGCGATGTTCGATAGGATGCCGATAGCTTGAGTTTGTGGTATCCCCTTCTTATCGGTCAGATAATCCCATATCTCGTCATATACAGCCATCTTACTATCCTCTGATCTCCGGGGATCAATGACGTATTTGCCAGACCCATATTCATTCTCAACATCAATAGGACCTCCTTTTCCCCACATTGCAACCCTACCATCAGGCGTAGACCTAAACTGTTTATTAGCCTCATCCTTAACCCTTTCCATGTCTAAATATTTCACTGATCCTACGCTTTTGTTAGGCTCACCAATAAATATATAATCACTGGTTCCATCATTATTATCAACCTTCCTTATCTTAAAATCACCAGCGATATTATCAGGTATAGGGTTGTTTCTTATCCAATCATACCTACTACCACTAAAATCAGCATCCTTGATCCTGATAACACCCATTCCTCCATTTTCTGATGGGGTCCATCCCTTCCCTCTTTGCCGTATACTGGCAAACTTAGACGCCTTATTTATGTCATTCGTAGTATATAAAACGCCAAACCCACTATCTTTTAAATCTTCAACGTTATGACGACCAGATCCTATCCCATTCTCAATCGGCTTTGTTAAATATGGAGCTATTTGAGAAATATCATGATTAGAAATATCCGCATCTCCTCTATAAAATTGATATCTGCCATGGAGAATCCTTTTATAAAATTCATCGACCTTATCCTCATCTTTTGACATCTCCTTAAGAATAGACTTTATTTCTTTATCGTTTCTCCCTCTATAAGCCTCCTTAAAATAAGCTTTAACATCAGGCTCATCATAAAGCCTTAACATGTCTTTATAAGAAGCCCTTATTTTTCTCATTTTATTAGCGGATGTAAATAATCCTCCAACAAAAGGGAGCAATCCAAAAGCAGATAACGTAACAGCTAGCGGGTCTTTATTTACTATACCTTCCTTGAAATCATTTATATCTTGAATGTCACTCACCACCGGAACAAAACCAGCTATAACATCAGTTATATCCAGATATTCATGATTAACCCGATTATTTAAATTAACATTTTCATTAATACCATGATTGCCAACAGATATATTATCCCTTGAAGCAATATACCCACCATCCCACTTTTTCTCCAGCTTATTCTTAGACATAATAGCGTTACGGATAAGAGCGTCTTTACCGCTTTCCATGAGAGGACTATAATCCTTAAACGAACCTCTCTCCTCAAACTTATCGCCTATAGCGTCTAGTACCTTTGTGGCTACGTTTACAGGAAATTCCTGATCGTCACCATGAAAATCGTATACGTCATAGACACCTAACCTTCCATCCGGACGCCTATAAATTGTAAAATTACCAAGTCCTGACAATGGGGTAAGATCACCAGCAGCTTCGGGATAAAAATCGTATTCAGAAAAAACCGTAGGCTTACCAGATCTTACCGAATTACGATTCTTCTCAAAAATATCTACCCACTCTCTTGACTTCTTTAAGAACTCCAATTTACCATAAAGCTCATCTGATGCCGGTGTATCAGAACCATATATTTCTTGCTCCGTATCATGTATTTTCTTATCTAACCTCTTTATCTCATCCTTAGTGTCACGATTGAACATCTTCTCAATATCAGTAATGACATTATCAGGAATCCGTATCTCCTTATTATTGCCATCTAGATTATTAGGTTGAGATAAAAATCTCGCCCATAGTTGATCGCTATATTCATCAACGTTAGCCTTCCCGTTTCTGCCATATATAAACTCATTGACCTTGTCAGGAAGGCTAGCATTTGAGGCTACCACATCAGGGGTGACATTCTCGTACAACCTCCTTCTTATGGCGTTACCTATGATGTCTTTTAAATACGAAGCTCTATCAGATACATCTTGTCTTACATACATAGGATCATTACCAGTAGGACCTCCTTCGGCTTTCCGCTCAATTTTCTCTCCCCATAGCCCATATTTCTCCATGGGCCATATGCCGTCTATGGCATCCACATAACCAACGGGGTGCTCCCCGTCCAGACGCCGGTCCCGTCGCTCGTCCGCTGGGTACAGGGCGTTGGCCAACGGCTGCGTGATATGACCCAACCCCTTATCCTTGGAACTCGACATAGCATCCACCACAGTCCGATATACAGGTCTTAATTTCTCAGGTAAATATAGCCCCGCCTCATCAACCAACTCACCGATCTTCTTATTTATACCCCTGATACTGAAATTATAATTACCCATGCCATTATTCAACGGGGACAACGCACCTCTTATCCCATTCATGCCTTTAACTGCGGCTCCTCCGCTAAGGATATCAAACTCCGGGGACACGTTTCTCAAAGGACTATCATCCATACCCCTGAAATACATAGGACGCTCGCCTCTTACGACACGATCAAGATCCTCCTTATATAAATCCTTTATCCACGATGGGATTTCCTCCGGTTTATTCTTCTTAGACATATACTACATTTTTCACAAAGATAACTATAATCTCATAAGCCTAAAAACACGAAACGGGCACATAATAAATCATGTACCCGTTTATACGCTAATACATGTGATAAGCAGCCAAGGCTCCTTTAGCTTTCTCCTTAGACTTGTACTTAGCCGGCCATAATTTACCGGTCTTGTTACTGACCACTCGCCAATCACTCCCTACTTTCTTGATACATCCTGATTTCGGGCATTTGCCCTTCTTTTTACTGCTAGTTTTCCCTGCTGCCATAACATCAAATATTTAAAGGTATATAATCACCTCAATAAACTTTCTCATCGTTGCTAAACCAACGTACTATCATCTTGAACCGACTCTCAATGTCATTCACGAACCTAGCCAAGAACCAATCGCCACGAAGACGATCCCGCCACCTCCGATGATAATCGACAGCCCTGGGGTCGATCTTACGGTCAATGTCATTCACATCCTTAACCCATATCGGAAGATTGTTCGTATCGTCTTTGACCTCGTTAAAATAGTCATTTATATTTATCTTCTGATCAACCTCCGTCACCAGTATCTCACGGCTATCGTCATTGGTTACAGGATACCTTAACCGCTGGCTCATATCGTTCTTGTCGGCGATAACCATCCGAAGCTCACCGCTGTTGTTGGTATCATTATAAAACCATGCCTTATTAAATCCAGTAGTCCTAAGAATTTGGTAATTAACCTCATCCTGATATCTTCTGGCATCCATCCGATATTGGTAGTTGGTGAGGATCTTATTCACGTACTGCTCACGTACCGGAACCTCTATAACAAACGGATATAGCTTACCATAAAATACTTGATACGATTGGTTGGTCAAACCATGAGACCATAAACCTATCTCCTGACTTTCACTTGAGTAGTTCTTTCCAGACTGGAAATAATGCTGGTGCTCGATATAATAATCAGGGGTGTAGGATAAATATGATTTCCACTCACCCTTCAGGCAGTTATATCCAACGGTGAACGAGACGTCCGTGAAATGGCTGGTGTCCTGTAGCTCCACCGCCTGCCCGTTCCTGTAGAACCGGCCTCCCCTGAATTGGTACTCGCTTGGATTCCCTACCGGTATGTAATCCCTCTTGGTTATCAATACCCTCTTGAAACGATTATCCCAACCCATGGACAGACCTATACCAAAGAACTTGTTATCGATATCATAATAAGACAGCTCAGCATCCGTATCGGCGTTATATATCCGGCTACGGATGATCTTCATCTGAAGATGCTCCTTAAACCAGTTTCTAAGCCCCGGTGTGACCTCCGTAAGATTCCTACCATTAGAATCTACCTTAAACACCTGACCACGCCTTAAATCGACCCAAAAATGCCCAAACTCGCAACTGATCATATCCCGACTCTGGGTCCCGGAATATCCTAACGTCGTATTATTATACTCGATACCACGAGAGGCGAAAAGACCACCTGTCCCTAGCTCGCTATTCTCCGGGGATATTCTCTCCGCCAACACGTCTATGGCGTTATACAGCCCTACCTGATTCTCGAAGCGAGCCAGTATCTGATCCGACTCTATCCCTTTCATGCTTATAAGTTTCCCGAACGAGGTCTTGAACTCATGGTAATCCATAGGCTTGTACGACAGCCAAGGATCGGTCATGCCGTTCTCCGACACGTCGGCGGTGCTCCATATGACGCCGTTGGGTCTTTGGTAAGCGCAGTCCCAAAAATTGCTATCATACGTCTCTGGTAATGACCTTCCGCCTAGCGTAAAACGATTCTTATACACAGGACTTATCTTAAACACATTATCCCTTGATATAGGGACATTACGCTCCTGAGTCCATGATATATAATCCCCTACCTCCGGATAGAACCCCTCGTAAGGCTCAGGCCCGGCTATACGGAAATTGCAATTGATCTCAGACTCCACAAGAAACTGAGGTATGCCATAGAAGTATAGGAAGAAACGACCGCTAAGATACATATCTCCGGTCTTGCAAACCATCTCATAAGCGCTCTTCCGACTAGGGAAAGAGTATAGCGATCCGGTATCCGTATCGGTCCTGTTAAGATAATCCTCCCCGGTATCGTAATTGACGAAATAACGGGGATACCCGATGTTTCGATAATCGTAATAAGGGAATGGTATCATGTCCCCCTGACCAAACTGAGTCAAATAAAACATAGGCATCTTCCTCTTAAGCGAGAATCTTGATATAAATACATCACCTCCAAAAACAGGTTTACGCTTATCCTTATCCATCAACCCGCAACCACCTAACGATACCCACCTGATATCCTCTATCTGCCCGTATTGAGCCGGAGAATATTTCTTTATCCTCATATAGGGGCAGGATACGAAAGATTCACGTGTCATAAAATGAGGCGTCATACCAGCCACCTCATCGTTACGAATATTACACTCATCCTGAATACGGCTGGTATCGTAACTTGAAACCAACTCCGGATATTCAAGCATATACTTATCCATACCAAATGACATGAACAATGAATGCTCACGATCGAGGTTGTTTATGATAATAGGCTTACCGCCTACGGTCTCCCCTTGCGAAGAGATATCTGTTACCGGATATAACCCGCTCTTGATATATTTAGCCGTTGACAATCCACGTAGCTCCGACGCCCCTATTTTTTGGTAAAATAAATTATAATGAGCGACAGAAGTATAATAATAAGCATAGTTCCGTCTAGGTCCCCTATCTATCAATGCCGTTAACCACTGATACCTGTACTTGCCTATATCCACCACGGACTGGGCTGTGGCCTTGGCGATACCCGTAGCCAGACGGATAGCCGTCAGCGCTATGCCGACAGGGTTGGCTAAAAAGAACACGCCTCCACCGACATATTGCTGTGAAGCCGACTGATATGTATACTCAGCTATAGCGGATATTAAATTAGCCATAGCCTCCACCGTAGCCAATGACGTTGCCATACTGTAAGCCTTTCCCCCTAATATCGTCCATTTAGGGTGATCCTCCACCTCCCTGAATATACCGGAGGATTTACCTAATTGATAACCATCAACAAGGCACTCGGTGGGAGCGTCAGGCTTGTTAAAGGCAATATCAGGACTTAAGAATGAATACCAGATATTACCCTTCCTGTTAAACGGATGCGTTATAAATTTCTCACGATTAATATCCTTATAGATATACATATCATCAGACAAATCGTTGTAAGGGTAATTAGGATAAAGGTTAGCCGATCCGTCGGGATCATCGTACTTAAACATATCATAAGCCAGACCGGTTCCGATAACGCTCTTATCCAACGTCCTATCGCCCCTATACAACTCATATCCTATTATAGAATCCCTTCTAGCCTTATCTATAAGACCGTTCTCTACCGCTATATCCAAAAACTCATTAACGATATCGTCATCAAGCATCACCCCCATAGGATAAATATAGGAGTCAACTCCATATTGACCGGTCAGCTGAGACGGATTACCCATAAAAGGAGCGACAGAGTTATCCGGGAACTTGTAATGACGTATAGGTCTCTGACAAAACGTGGTTGACGTATTGGGGTACTCAGCGTTACCCCCATTACCGGTGAAATAAGACTTACCCCCAACTGATTTAGGAGACCCATAGTATTTCGTCAAAGAATCTATTATGTCCTTCCTCTTTGATCCTCCCGATGATATCCCGATCTTACTTGAATCATACAACTCAAAATTAGCCGGGTACTTATTAGTAGACTCCCAATATCCGAAATCACCATACTGATATGGTCTGGGAGCGCAGTCAGCGGGTTTATCTCCACATGAGACGCATCTCGCCTCATAGGTAACAAATCTCCTTAATTTCAATTCTTTCGTGAAGAAGAACACGTATTTCACCTCCAGCGGCCGAATGCCAAAACAGAACGGGGCGGGGAAGATGGCGGTGCCGGCCGTATAGAATCCGGCAAGCTCCTTCATGTCCTGCCTCATGGCGAAACCGGTGAAGAACACGCATACCGCAGGCTCGATGCAAACATATATCTTATGGAAAGTAGTCTTGTCATCATTCCAGAACAAGTACTTTGGCATCATAAATATCTTATGATCCACGTAATTCACTATAACACCTTTCTTGGCATCATTAGCCAAAGGATTAGGAGCCACGGTACCTTCCTTGTCCGAGAAAAACGTTATACGAACCTTATCGTATGATGATGAGTCGCCGATCGGATAATTATAGTTACCCATCATCTCTATATACATAATACCGTTATCAGGATCGGATAAACCACTTATGTATTTCTCGTAATCCAACTCCACCCATCTGGCGTATGAGGATACATGTGGATAGAACTTGAAATAAGTCAAGTTACTTCTACCGAACCAATTGGTCTTGGCGTCAATATCATTCTGCACAGACACACGACCTTCCCAGTCAGTAGTTATACCGGTATTAAACTTAGAATTATCACCATCGCCAAAAAGACACATGGCGTTCTCGATACCAAACTGACTCTCATATTGGGGGAAATAAGCCTCCATCGTATCCATTAACTGATCAAGCATCGTCTCCGTATGCTTCTTTCCTTCCCATCCGGGATATTGATACAAATATGTGCACTTACCCAATGATCTACCCCCTTGGAATGTAGGAAGTTGAACATCGTTAATAGTAGGATTCACGTGAGGATCACCTACCGAACACCCATTAGTACATATACCCTCATCATATAACTGCCGGACATTAGACATATCCTGACACAAGACCAAAGCGGAGGAGTCTATATTAGACGGGAATTTATCCTCATCCTGACCATCCAACCATTCCTGAACCAGATCTATGATATTCTCACCTCCACTGGAGTAATTATCGAAATCACACAATACAGAGAATTTCCTTTGTGACTCGGCGTTACTTTGTATTAATGTCGTAGGTTCGGTCTCCACGTAATCACTAGCCAGCTTATACGTAAAATCAATCCTAGAATCCACCAAAGAGTTTTTATCCAATATAGTCCTGGTCTCTATCCTCTCGATATCATCACATCCACTAGGGAAATCGGGAGCCTTTATACCGTCTTGATCCTCCGGCAATGATATAGCAGCGCATAACTCGTCAGTAATACCTACATTAGATTCTATGATATCACACAGGTTCTCTATATTATCAGCGATATAATCAATAGCATCATCTACCGTAACATCTTCCCCCATCGTGTTGATAACGAATTGGGTCTCTCCTACCGTGGCATATTCCTGCTCTACATATCTGAGTTGCTTGACATCTAGCTGATTCTTGCATTCTCCTCCAAAATCATCAAATCCCCAAGACGGGTCGTTTATGATCTTTGCCGTATTCTTAAACTGCCAAAGATGACGGCGGCTGTTCCCGGCGCACTGCGGGTTGTTCTCCAGTACCGACGCAGCCGACAGGTCGTCAGAGTTACCGTCCTCATCAACGATAACCTCCATCTCCTCCTTTGTGGCCGGACGAGGGATAAGCGGGAATCTAGCTGTCCTGTATCCTGTATTGGTAAAGAATCTTATACCCAACGGATATACCTCGTCACGCATGAAAGAGGCGTATTTAGAGCAAGCCACACCGTCTTTATACAAATTCTCCGTGGCTATAGATGTCTGCCATTTAACGAAATGACCCAAGAAGTTGACGACCGGTTGAAGATTCCATTCGTTCTCCACGGTCAAGCCGTATTGAAGAAGACGATTCCCGACAGACGTCATGCCTCTGGCTGTCTTATATACCGGTATTTCCTTGGATAACTTCTCCATGGTCGTACGCTCGCTATACTGATCCGTAAGGTAATAGATGGTCCTTTCCGTTATCGGATGTATACCTTCTATGAAATACTCAAGAACTGGGCTTTGCTCACCATTAAACCCAACCGTGTTCTGTATAACACCTATCTTATAATGAGATACCTGCTTGTCTATATTGGATACAGTAAGGCGGATACCCATATTGGTTGACTTACCCCATAAACCATCGCGGATAACCATATCTTGACGATCGAATAACATGATTGGGTTGGTCAATGAGCAATATCCGGTCTTCTCAATCCCGAACTCATCGCACAACGCCACGCAGAACTGGTAGGTCCCGGCACGCAGGCTCCCCCCGAACTCCACGACCTCAGGCTCCACGCACGGGGCCGTCAGCAACGGGAACACCAGCAGCTTCTCGCAGGCCAGCCTACACCTCTCTATTGGCTTGTCATCCCCACATGTCTTATACCCATGGTAATGATACCAAAAGTCACCATCATCATCCGGGTTAAGGGCCTTATCGACCATAACATATCGCTGGGGATTATATCCATCGGTCCAGTATATCACCTTCCCGCATTTCTCGTCCTTGATCTCTATATCGAAGATCGGATGATGAATGGAGAAATTAAGACAAGGGTCATCAACCCAGTCCTCTATCAGGATCTCCATCAAATCACATATCTCATCAAAACGACCATCCGACTCCTCAAGCCTCTCGCCAAGGATACGATGGATGTCCTTTCCCGATCCAGCCAATTGATCCTCCACGGTCTTGATATAATCCAATGACCGCATGAACGTGATCTTAGACGTATTATCATCCGGATTGGATAGAAAGAAATAAGTGTTATCACCAGCTATGTCATTCTTATACCCAATAACCTTATAGCCATCAAATCGCTTACATAAAAGGGTACTAGGCTCGTTCTGGATCTTAAGCTGGCTTCCATCGTCACCCTCCATGGTAGCGTTCAAGGCGAAACTATATTCAGACGGGGATAGATCCTGTGGATGCTTATCCCTGTTCATCCCGGAGTCGGGAACCGCTATGTTAGAGTTATTTTGCACGACATTATCTTTTTCGCAAATATAATAAATCCACCAGATAATCACTTATGTGGCGGATTCTAATAAACAGTACGTATTATGCAAAACATTCAAATCGTACAAAAATAAAAAATCCTCCAGACTTTCACAAGTCAGGAGGAGAACTAAATACTTTTAAACGCTCGTGTAAAGTACAAAAACACAACAATTACAAATTTTTACCCATGTAGTTCGATTGCTTATCGGCATCCTCTACAGATATGTAAAAGAAACCGTTAGTCACGTATCTCTCATTGACATCCACAAAATCGGTAGATCCTTTGTCCACTCCTTTCTTCGATCCCTCATCACACACAGCTACCAGACTATTAAAGTCATTGGAATAACCTACGACTACACCGTGTATATCCCGATTTCGAGGATCGAATACGTACCTCATCTTACATCTGTCATAAGCTAACTCTAAAGAGCTTTTGCTTAACCTCTCATCTAATCCAGCACCCGCTACCAAGGCCAAAACGCTCTTTGATATGTCACTCATGGTGGTATCCTTGGCCGGAGCCTTAGGCATAGAAACGCCTTCCATGACAAAATCCAACGCCTTATCTACAAGACCATCGAAATCATCATCTCTTATATAATCCTTAAGTACCTCCAGTATATATAACCGGACATGGAGTTCGTTATTTACATCATTCAATGTGACCATAATACTAGTTTTCGGCAAAGCTAGATTATTCCCACGCAATAAAAGATCAAATATGTCATAAGTGAAGGATTAAAAAAAATAAAAAAACTCTCCTATCCTCACGAACAAGAGAGCCGATGTGTTTATATTATGAAGAAAAAATCTATTCACCTATTCTTACAATACAGTCACGAGATTCCTTGTTATAGATCATCGTGCCTACCTTAGAATACAAGGTCTTTATATTTTGCCAATTATCCTCACCATGGGCGGATACGTTGGTAGGGGCATCACCGGTATAAACCTCCTCGCCTCCGATATTGACAAAATCATATCCACGTTTCTCCATAGAACCGCCCTTATATGCCGTGAACCTGATAGTGACATCACCTTTCTCACGACCACCATACCAGTTACCGTATATACTACACCTGATCTCAAGAGGTAATTTATCATAATTATCGCCATCCAACAACGGCCCCATCTGGATCAAGGCGGCCTCATTACCTGATTCCATGTTATCACCACCGTGGATAAGATAATCACCTACCCGCTCCTGCGTGGTCTGGTACTGTTTACTCCAACCAACCAGCTTGCCGTCCACGTCCGGGAGGCCGGTGTTATCGAAACCGGTAGCCGTGTCAAAGTCAATGCCGTCCTCGTCAGCCCAGATATACCTAAGCACAAGGTAATCGAACTCCGGGATGATCACCACCGGGACGGACTCCTGCCTGCACACGAACGTCTTCTCCTCCTTGGTTCCCTCTTTTATAACCTTATACGTTACCTGACGTATCTCACCAGTCTCATTGATATCAGCGGTAACCTTAACCTTAGCAGGACCAGCACCACTTGTCTTATCTAAATGTATCCAATCATTTTTCTTTGCCATATTATCTTTTTTTCTTTTTAAAAACGTATATTCGCGTCATAATCGCGGGGTGGAGAAGAGGTATCTCATTAGGCTCATAACCTAAAGATCGAGGGTTCGATTCCCTCCCCCGCAACTAAATAAATTTGATATACTTATCAAAAGCATTAGGCCACATCCGCTCATAAGACAACATCCTTCTCCTATTATCCTCAGCCAACTCCCGATAATCATTTAACGTGATCATCGACATCTTAAGCTCCTTCATAGCCCTAGCGAACTTACCCGGCTCCTGCTGAGCATATAATTTATAAGCGTCACCAGCGCCTTGTATCAAGCCATTCACGGCGGCATTCTCGAAGATCTTCATCTTGATATACGTCTCGACATAATCCTCAAGGTATCCTAACGCCGTTTCAGGTATATATGGGAGACCGTCATCATCCTTGGGTGTAGCACGATATATGATATAAATAAATCCATCAAACCCGGTATACATAGTATTGCCGGATATAGTTATATCATAATTATCCCAATCGTACTTATCCCGATACTTGTCGGCGGCGCAATCACGCCTCAGTCCTCGACCTATAGACAGCCTTACGGGATGATGGTAATGAAATCGAACCTCGTGAGACCCGATATATATCCTCTCCGTGATCGTCTTCTCAAACTCCTCCTTACAGCACTCGGTGCAGGAGTTCCAACGGAAACCGCGCTCGGTGCGCTCGACCCAGCCGATCTCGTGTTGGAGGTCAGCCTTAGCCTTGTCGCCGCCCGGTATCTCGCAAACCAGAGGCTCACATCTATAAGCGTCAAGCATGTCGAAAAAATCGGAAGGCAATACCGCCTGTTTATTACTGGTCTTGACAACCGCCTCTGACATGACCGCTATAACACCCCCGAACCTTTTCAAGGCGATCTCAGCCCACCTATAAACAGACGAGGTATCTATAGCCCCGCTATCATCGTATTTATGTAAATCGGCCTTGATCTCGGCCAATAGCCCTTTTATAGTCATATTTAAGTCTTTTGCACAAAGATATGTATTTGAATCCGTGATACAAAAAAAAATCCAGTCTACCCTCACGGGCTAACTGGATCACAAAAACTTCTACAGTTTGTAAACCCATTTAACTCCAAATACCTTACTCTCCGATTCAACCTCCCGGTACAAGAACTTATATCTCCTACCTGATTCCATAGCCAACCTACACTCCCTGTTCAACGCCGGAGAAATATAGAGATGGAAATACTTGTTCCGAGGCATAAAATCAATACACGTATGGACATAAGAATATCCACCCGTTCCACGTCTGTTAATAGTACCGGTAAGCTTATTCAGATATATCTTACGATTAGGATTTATCTTATGACACAGATAACCGATGTTGTTTATATAAACCCCACCCTCATTATCCAGATACTTATCACGTATGACCTTCCATATCAAGGACTGACATTCGAGAATATCATTCTTGTCCACGATCGTATGTTTCCTTCTCTTGCCGTTCTTAGACATAATAGATCTATAGAATCGAAGAAAGTATTGATCAAGTATTTTAAACGACTTTGTTTTCATGTCGCAAATATAATAATTTCATCCTTATTCAAGAAATATTTGGCAAGTTTTGGTGTAAGTGTAACGGTGATAAGGCCGCACTTACCGCCGCGGCACAGGCTGACGCACAGAGACTAGCGCAGGAAAAAGCCAACGCTATGGAATGCGATTGCCACAAAACATGGAGCTTGCGTTTGTATCCAAGAATCCCATTTGCTTTAGTGATGGGAGTATGTCAAATAAACCTAAGATCTCTTTTCTTAGTATGATTAAGTATCCTACTGATATGCCTTGTACTAAAACCTGTTTTGTCTTTTATCTTATCATAGATATAACCCTTGGATACATATGCTGATACATCCCCTAAATCCTTTATAATTTTATCATACATATCATGTATCTCGTTATATCTTATGATAGAGCTATCCCTCATCCCTCTTTCGCCTATACCGTCAACTATGGCGTCATTGAAACCAAAGAAATTGATTATTGATCTTATTAGATTCATGTTATTGAATTTTTTGTGTTTTCTTATTAATATCCATATCCGGGTTCTCATCCGTAGGGATCTGCAATTTGGTTACAGTTTCCCTTAATGTTTCGGAAACCACATATTCAAGAAGTTTGTCTGGGCATATGAAATCATAATCCCATTGAGATGTACATGGCTTATCTTTTTCAGCTCCACACCCGGATAACTCTAAAGCCGCTTTTCTATCCAAGGTAATAAGATCCACGTTTATAGCCTCTATGTTAATATCTGGTATATAGATATAACCATCATTGACATAGTAATAATATTGATCTATATTCCCATATTTACGTTCCTTATTGTTCGCATATTTTCTTAATGATATGGAGGTAAATATAATATCATCCATAATATTTGACACCTTAATGATAGCAGGTCCTATACGGGTATATATCATATCGGGCAATCTTTTCTTGGATCTCATGAGTACCCTGCATAGTTTAAACTCATCAAAACAACAATCAATTTTCCGAACCCTCTCCATCTCCATGCAATTGATATGAGTATACAGTGATTCCTCGCCGAACAAGGTTCCATCAGCATACTTCTGGGCTATATAAGATCTAGCTTTTTGCCTCCCTATAGACAATATCCATCTCCTGCTGACATGGGCGTCCTTGCTTATGGAGTTCATGTCATTTATGATCCTAGATACAAACTCTGAATTTTTCATGTAGCGAGATATTAAGGAGGGGATATGCCCCTCCGGTTATTACTTCTTTTTCTTAACCTTACCTCCGCATTTCATTTGAGGTTTCTTTTTATCAGAGGTCTTGCCTCCATCAGCCATTTTCTTTTTCTTGGTACATGCCATAGCGTTATGTTTTAATATTAATGTTACAATATTAATGATTTTAGTCGATAAACAAATAAAACGTATTAAGGAAGATATAGACTCATCATGATCCGACGATCACCTTCAAGCTGACGGTATCTCTTACGCTAATGGATTAGCTCAGGCCGACAGATGCAATTGCCCGGAGCCAACAAAGACGTGGTCATGGTCTGTATCTATGAATAGTGATTGCATGAGTCATGAACAACTTGTCACATCAAGAGGATTTACGATTACGTATAATAATCAATGCGGTAGATCTATATCTGGTTCTGTGAGTGGTATAGGGTATACACAAAACGGAGAAGAGCAGGTCAATAGCGCTAGCTTTACAATTCCCGCAGGATCCGGAACCAAGAGTGGAAGTGTATATTTTAGCCGAGAAGTGGTATGTGGAAATGTAACAATCTCTGGTTATGATTCAGGTAATTGTTGACAATCACTGCTGTTATGGTTTTTTAATAAAAAGGAGAGACTTATTAGCCTCTCCTTTTTTTGTTATACATCAGAATCTTAACAGTTCCCAGATCCTCCCCCAGAAACACTTATGGATCCACATTGTACTCCTGAATCAAGACCTATGACACCGGTTTTTTTACCAGACCCAGTAGGTGTACTTACGGTAGTACTTCCAGCCGTAACGGTTTGTCCATGATCATTCCTACCAGTAACAGTTACAGTTATTGATTTAGATGATCCACATTGATTATCGTAAGACACTTCATAGGAGCACCTTAATGCAGATGTAGAACCAGACAGGCCATTACAAGGATCACCGCTCAGCATAGCGTTGGCGCTCCACGTCTTTGTTGGCTCCGGGCAATTGCATCTGTCGGCCTGAGCTAATCCATTAGCGTAAGAGATACCGTCTGACTGTAGGTTGCTGTCGGCTATCCTGTTTGCCTCGTCCTTGGTACAGGCGGTGTATTTACCAGCGATTTGCTTATAACTGATAGTCTTAGGAGTACAGTTGCTAGGACAGTTTGTAGCCTCAACATTTCCCCATCGGTCATCATTGCCAACCTTAGAAGGGCATGTATTAGCATTAACAAGAATCTGAATAGCCTCCTTAGCGCTAGAATAAGCATCATAAGCGGCGCTAGACGCATCTTGAGCCGTGCTCCTGCAATATTCTCCGGCAGAAACAACCTTCATAGGGCTACTAGGAGCGCATACATCACCACATTCGCCCGAACATCCCTTACATATCTCATTGGTATAGATAGTGTAGTCATGTGGATTACAACAATGCTCACCGCCATTCTGCCAAAATCCCGCAGGATTACACTCGCTAGAATAATGCTCCTCGCTATTACCATTATTACACCTGCTATTATCCATACGGTATGTATTATCACATCCGCATCCACAAGATCTTGAATCGGACTCAACCAACTCATCTTGATCTGAGGCTGAAGAACAAGGATTGGTCTGATTCCTACTCCTACGATAATCGCATCCACTACAATAATAATTCCAATCATCATAAGATGGGGTATCATCGTCATCGGCGCAATCACCATTCTTGTTAGCGTAAGCCTGAGCGGCGGTCTTAGTCGCCGTATCATTCTTGAAAGCGTTTTGAACCTTGCTGTCGGCATCCGCCTGAGATACGGTAGATGTCAACGCTGACAATCCTAAGGCACTATAAGGAACGGATAGAGCGACACCATGTTTACATGTACCACAATTATCCTTATAGAACGTAGCGCTTCCAGTACCGGTCCACACACAAGTGCCATGCTGGTTAGCGTAATCCTGTCCTCTCTGGTCTAGGATCTGCTCTGCCTTGCTCCTTGCATCAGCCAAAGAAACCTTGCTGGTGATAGGCGTACCGCCGTTGGCTTGCGTAGAGGTCACCGTTATTCTCTGACCAACCCCGCTTCCGGCGCAATTGTTCTTATAGAAGTCACGGCTTGCCACGTAAGTCCAAGTACATCCACCGTTCTTATTGGCGTAAGCCTGACCATCAGATCCACGAACCGCGTTCTCAGCCTTCTTGTTGGCGTCAGCCAAGGAAACGGTGGAGGTGTACGGGTGTCCCGGCAGCCTGTCGCTACTTACGGATACCATGTCGCCCACGCCGCCGTCAGCGCAATTGTTCTTCCTAACCTGTCCGGTATAGCTTCCTGTCCACGTACAAGTACCCTTCGAGTTAGCCACGGCCTGACCCTGAGAGTTCACGGCGGCCAATGCCTTGGCGTTAGCGTCAGCTTGGGATACGCATGACTTGAACTTACCATCAGAGCTAGGACTTGGATCCGTAACATCATTCTGAGTTACGGTAACAGAGCTTCCAACTCCACCATCCGCACATTGACGGGTAAAGGCCTTGGATGCCGTACCAAACCAGAAACATGTATTATTACCACCAGCTATATACCGCTCTTGATTATCAGGATCAGTATAACAGGTATTAGTGTTACGTTGATGTAACTGAGAGATACAGTCCTTACATACAGTCTCTATAGTCTCCCATACCGGTTGCTCGGTCTTCGTATGGCACGTATCATCGTAGTTCTTATTGACGAACGCCTGACCCATTCTGTCGATATAGGCCTTAGCCAAAGCGTCTGCCTCTTCCTGAGAACGGGTAGAGGTGAAGAGCTGGTCCATAAGATCCGGGGTTACGGTAATAGGATCAGCGTACTGACAAGTAGGACACTTAGGAGTGAACTCCTTGCTATAATTACCTACATATATCTTCAGTTCGTCGCAAGTACCACGATCGTTGGCTATAGCCTGACCTTGCGCCTTGACAGCGGCCTTGGCAAGCTCATCGGCGGCGAACTGGCTCTCGTATGAGTAGAACGGACCTCCGGTCACGTCAGCCTCAGTAACGGTAACCGAAGACGGGATAAGACCAGACGGACAGTTGTTCTTCTCGAACGCCTCGCTATAATGACCGGTGTACTTAGGAGTCTCATGGCAAGTACCACGCTCATCGGCGATCTTCTGACCTTGATTCATGACAGCGGCCATAGCGACTAAGTTAGCCTCATCCTGCGATACGCAAGACTGGAACGGATGACCATCGACCATATCCTGTGTCACGGTGAACGGATCTCCTATCTGATTAGCTCCACAATTGCTCTTAGTGAACTCGAAGCTAGCCCTACCGGTATACATAGTAGCGTCAGAACAAGTACCCATGGTGTTAGCCAAAGCCTGTCCTTGGGCGTCAACGGCGGTCATAGCCATAGCGTCAGCGGCGGTCTGGGAGTCGTTAGACTGGAATGGGTGTCCTTCTACCATATTTTGGGAGATCGTCACCTTAGATCCGATCTTACACTCACCACAGTTGTTTCTCGTAAACTCCAAGGAAGCACGGCCGGTGTACGTACAAAGAGCGTGGATATTGGCAAGGGCCTGTCCTTGGGCGTCAACGGCGGCCTTGGCCTTGTTGTTGGCATCCTCCTGAGATACGGTAGATGTGAACGGATAACCGTCAACCATCCTATCATTTACCGTATAAGTACCACCAGTGCCAGTGCCACAATTGTTACGAGTAAACGTACGTGTATAAGTACCGGTATATACAGGCACCTTCTCGCACTTACCTTTCACGTTAGCCACATCCTGACCTTGAGCCTCGACGGCGGCCTTAGCCTTATTGTTGGCGTCCGCCTGTGATACGGTAGACCTGAAGTCTCCGGTAACCATCGTCTCATCCACGACGACCTTAGTACCGTATTGAGTCTCATCACAATTGTTACGGGTAAATTCCTTGCTATATTTACCATGATATACGACCTTCTCCTTACACTCACCTTCAAGGTTGGCTTGTTGTTGGGCGTTAGCCTCAAGATCGGCCTTAGCCTTATTGTCAGCATCCTCCTGAGAGATAATAGAGAAGTACTTACCAGCGGCTACAACATAAGTATAAGGTTGACCGATATGGAACTCATCGCAATTGTTTCTAGTGACTGTCTTCTTCATCCTAACGTTATAGTAGACGTTAGTCTGACAATCGCCACGCTCGTTGGCGATAGCCTGACCTTGCGCCTCCACAGCGTCCTGCGCCAGCTTATTGGCGGCATCCTGCGATACCGTAGAAGTGAACGGATATCCAGAACACATCTTCTCGTCCACAGTGAAGTCAACAGGAGTAGAACCCTCAGGGCAGTTGGTTCTCTGGAATACCTTGGAGTACGATCCGGTAAATACCGGTATCTTCTCACAGTTACCCTTGATATTCGCTATATCCTGACCTTGAGCCTCGACAGCAGCCCTTGCTAGGCTATTAGCGTCTTCCTGAGACACGATGGATCTGAAGTCCCCTGTAACCATCGTCTCATCGACAACCACATCAGTACCGTATTGGGTGGAATCACAATTGTTACGGGTAAAGGTCTTGCTAAACTTACCATAATAGATATTCTCCTTAGGCTTACACTCACCCTCCAAATTGGCTTGTTGTTGACCGTTCTTCTCAATATCCTCAAGAGCCTTCCTATCGGCGTCCTCCTGAGAGATGGAAGATACGTACTTGCCCTCAGGAATGATATAAACATATTCCTGACCGTCACTGAACTTATCGCAATTATTACGTATAAACGTCTTCCTCTGCTCCTCGTTATACCAGATATCGGTTATACACTCACCATGCTCGTTGGCGTATTTCTGACCGTTCAGGGCTATATCCTCCATAGCCTTGGCGTCTGCGTCCTCCTGCGAGATAAACGACTTGTAAGTCCTTTCCTCGACCGTATACAACACCACCGATCCATGCTGGTTGGCCAGACAGTCGTCCTTGGTGAACGGCTGAACCATCTTGATATTATAATAAACGGGTTTGGCGTCTTGGGCTATCATATACTCCTTGACAATATTACCGTCCTTTGACGTTATACGGAACTTAGCCGTACAGATCTGACCGGTATAATTAGCCTTGTATACGATATTAAGCTTATTATCGCCTACCCCATGGCTCTTGTCGTTAATGGCAAAGCAATTACCCTCGACACAATTCTTATCTATTTCCCTTGCCATATTATCTTTCAGTTATTCTCCATGAAACATCATCTCCGGCCTCTACCCTCACGATTTGGGTATCACCATCCTTATTAAGCGTCAACCTTTGCGGATCCACGTTGAAGGGTGGTTCCGGCTCCGGCTCACTACCATCACCGCAAGTGCAACATACCAGCTCGATATCATACTCGGTATTGGACTTGATATCGATGACAACCTGACCGTTCTCGCTAGTCACGTTATCGAAGTCATGATCAAGTATGATATAAGGTATATCATTAGGCTGTTGATTGATATTAACAACCTTACCGTTCAAGACAAACATCTCATGATGCTGTTCGTTATCCATATTCTTAGGCATAGCTATGACAAAGCTAGCCTCATACAAATCAGTAGCTCCGGGATCCTCAGGATCGGCATACACTATATATCTGCTATCCTCTTCCGGGACCTTCATGGATAAGCCGTTCACGTTCATGGAGACTATATAAGACTTGCTCACCGAGCCACCAAGGGTAAGGCAGGAAGCCTTGACCGAGGCGGAGTTGAGCTTGGCGTTGATGGTCGCCGTCCCGCCCTCCATGTCGAACATGACACTGGTAGGATCCACGCTTACCCGCTCTATACCCTTCTGGGTTATAGTAGCGAGCTTCGTAACCTTGCCTTTCTCGACCGCCACGTAAGTCTCCCTAGGCAACCTACCCATCCATCCCGGCTCTACCTTGATAGCCACCTTGTCGGGGCCGGTACCGGAAATCTTGTCGTAGGACACCCATGAGGAGCCTTGCTCGATCTTGGCAAGAATATCTTTTAAATTACTAGCCATATCAATCCGCTTGCGTTATAGTCCATTTATCACTCTTGCCGACAATAATCTCAAGGATCTTCTCTCCACCCTCAGGAGGATACTCGAAGTTAGTAGGCTTAATCTCAAATACGCTGGCGCCTCCACAACCAAGATCACAGATCATATCCGGCAACCATCCCTCCTCGAAAAAACGCTCTATAAGCTCCCTGACGGCCTCTGAAAAAGAATCAAGCTCTAACCTGTCTACGGGGAGAGATCCCTTCTTGAGGGTCTCACCACATACCCAGCCGTCGCACTCGGAAGCCAAGACCGTATCGTACACTCTTTTAGCCATAACATGAGGTATTTAAAATATTACTATTCAATGTAGTATATACGATATTAACATCAGTGAACTCATCACCCATGCAATATTTCTTCTTAAACTTAACGGACCTGCCAGAAACGACATATCCGTCATTAGGGACGATAGTACCACAATAGGTAACACTGAGCACATTCAACGGCTCGTATCTTAATCTGACAGCTTGAACGCCCTTGAACGAGTCACGTTGGATGGACGCCGTAGCGCCAGATACGGCAACTAGCTTTCTTACCAGAGACTCGATTACGCTATTCATGCTATCACCGTTCCTGATATCTGCCTCAGGGAACGACTGACCGTCATATATGATCTGGGAGCTGTAGATACTACACTCGTTCCCCGGTCTATATTCCGGCTTACATGGATTACAATTTCTCATATTATCAAATTAATTTGTTGATCATTCTTCTCAACTCGGATATCTCGGCATCCCTATCCCGTATGGCTTTTATCATAGCGTTAAGGGTATCGGACATATCGCAATTAGGGGATAATCCCAATGATTCCACACGTACCTTATCACCGGGGTAAATACAATCGGTACTCATGTACGTAGAACACGGTACTTTCGTATCGTCTACAGTAGGTCTGTATTGTTTTTTGTTGCAGCCATTCATATCACCATACCTCCTCTTCAGTTCCGCTATCCCCACCGCTACCACCGGCGTTGACAAGCTCGTTTATAATCTTCCTCAAATCCAGAACCTCACGATGGTATAAATCTATCTGCTTATCCCTAGACGCTATAATACGCCTCAATGAGTCTATAACGACAGAAATGTCAGTACCTTTCTCTATACCATCCGCTACCAACTCATCGCCTGAGTATAAGACGCATTTATCATACAAGGTTATAGGACATCCATAACCAACACAAGGTTCGTCCTGACAATCCCGATCGCAAGGATCACAAGGATCGTTAGGGCATTTGTTAAGAAACCTATCTATCTTAACGCCATGACAACACTCTTCGGGACGTTCCCGTGAATGATCATGACAACAACCACCTGAATTACGCATATGAATAATATTAATGTTTTTAGCAAAGATACTTATTTGGTTTGATTATAGGACAACAAGACGTATGAAACAATAAGAGGTAGAGACCATAAGCCCCTACCTCCAAAACACTAATCTAACATTATGGAAAACACAAACGCATTCTTACCAATAACACTGATCCTCTTGATCGATATTCTCGATCCATTTCTCGCACTCAAGATTAAGATCAGCGTACTCCTGCCCCTCTACCATCAAGACCTCACGAGCCTTGGCGTTGGCATCCTCAACCGATATCCATGACCTAAACCTGTTGGCTTTGATAGAGTAATATACTTTACCGGACTTATATCCGAATGGACATATCTTCTCGAACCAATCACCGATCATAGTATTATAGAATACAGGTGAGCAACTACCCTCGGCATTAGCCTTCTCCTGACCTTCTTTCATGAACTTCCTATAGGCTAACGTATCGGCGTCTATCTGGGAGATATCGGATATGACAGCTCCGGCTGGTAATTCATATACAATACCTTCCTTGCCTGATGTGCCAGCCTCGCAATCGTTCTTGTAAAACAAGCCACGAAAAGGCTGTGAGGCCCAGTCCTCGCAGCAAGCCCCGACGGAGTTGGCCTCTCCCTGCCCGATCCGTCCAAGCTCCACCATGGCCTTATCATTGGCATCTTTCTTAGATACGTAAGAGACAAACCTACCTTCCTCTATACATACCTGCTCCTTGGATCCCTTACCGCTTACGCAATTGTTCTTGATAAACTCATCGCATACCTGATCATTATACCATACAGCCGGTATTATGTCGGCGTATGTATTGGCGTAGTCCTGACCGTTGGCTTTGATATCATCTTCAGCCTTGTTGTCAGCCTCCTCCTGCGTATCGCCAAAATAGACGTTGGCCGGGACCCGGTAGTCAACAGAACCGCCCACGTACCCGGCAGGCGGGTTGTTTCTGGTGAACGTCCGAACTATTTCTTTGTTACCGTATATCATTGTGATTCACTTTGTCGCAAATATAGATATTTTACCGATATGAGACACATAACCGTAAATGCAAAGGTGATTATATACCAATTTACACCAGTACATTTTGACGCTTCACAGCCCCGGCCAACGCCAGCTTCTCTGCGGCTACCCTGCCACGATACTCCTTAGCCCAAGCCTCGGCAGCCTCTGCGGGATCAGTAAAATTAGGCAGCTTGATCAAAGAAGAATACGACCCCGTCTCTCTTATAGAAGGAAGAACTTCTTTTGTAACCCATCTCTTAAACGATCTAGCGGATTTGATCTTAGATTGCAAAATCAACGAATACACACCGGATTCATTGATTAAGCGTATTTCTCTAACTGCCTGATTTAGAAGACTCCTCCCAAATTGGATACTTGATTTACAGCTACTTGACAAAATGATAACATCCTCCTCATCAACCGCATTTCTAACCGCATCGGTAGGCTTTAAATAACCTAGGCATTTAGCCACATCCGTACCGACAAACCATGGAGCACCTTTTTCATCCAACACTATTCTTACATTCCCAAATTCATTACTCTCAAAAATCTTTATATCTTCCATAGCAAAAAAAATGCCCGAACAGCAGAACATAGCATCTCACCTCTACGAACCGCCGAACGGGTCAATATCTTTCAAACTTAAACGACCTTTAGTGAGATGCCGTCGTTTATGTTTCAATGCAAATATATTACGAAATATATAAACAACAAAATATTTAACAATATTTCATAAATATATATCTATGCCACTGATTATCACCAATACCGATTTTTCTCCATTGGCTCGTTACCTATTACAAATCTTATCCTCCAAAGCATAAAGAATTTTCGCTACGGTCTTATCACCACTTACCTTCACGCAAGACTCGCCAAGATCCCTGACGTCTATAGCCTCCCTAATACGGGTAAGCTCTTCATATATCTCCTCTATCACGTCGGAGATCATAACGCACTCATCAGAGTCCTTATACTTTGACCACTCTGGTAGATCACCCTCATAAGGTACGCAAGTGGACGGAGTTATATGTGAACAATTATACTTTCTCATGCCAGCAACTTATTAACACGTTCCTTTAACGATCTTACCTCATCCGGACATAACCCGCAATCATTATCACATAATGACCTTTGCAGACGAATTATCTTACCCCAATAGGATATATCGGGCTTATTCCCGATCCTGTACCTATGATATCTCATGTATCTACCCCATTGACAAGACAGCCATTCGTCTACGACCTTACATAGATCTATTCTATCAAGGTTTGATATGCTCTGCGCGCCCATTCAGAATCTCCTTTCTCATTTCCTGTACCTCCTCGTCAGGCGGGCATCCATACGGCAGGTTCTTGATCCATTCACGGATCTTTTTCTGCATATTAAGATAAGATACACCCACGCCATCACCCTTAGTACGAACTTGCTTATATATACTAACCACGTCACGTTCCATGGTCTGCAACGGATCTTGCATAACCATACAACCAGCGGTGCTTCTAGAAGCGTACTCCATATCGCTAACAGCGGTAGAAGAAGAATGATTCATCATACTTCTCTCAATCCTTTCTCTCTCGGCCCTTAATGCCTTTTCCTTACAAGTATTACAACCCACGACTAAATATTTTTATGTTTAACAATCCACGCAATTGGTAGCCATCTCAAGAAGCTCTCCGACACGGTCAATAATCTCATGAGCGGCCTCTATATTGTCCAACCTAACGTTAGCCTCCGCTACGACCATAAGTGTCTCCATCTCCTGTATCTTATTTATAAGATCCTTATCCTTGTCCTCGCATAGGATATCAGTCTTAATCCATAGCCGATCAAGACGTCTGCGTATAAGATCCGTCTTAAGATACTTGCGACTGAAGTTGTAAGCAGAAGGGCTACCTATGATCTTGATATCATATATACCATCAGGTAGATCAAGGTACTTGACATTACAATCATCGTAATTAAAGCAATTGAGACCTAATGTTAGGCTAGTAAAGGTATTGACCTGATTCTTGCCAAGGAACAACGTAACGGGGTCGGACATGCCCGGCGTAGTGATCTCGATAATCGCCTTCCTGTCCTCCAGTAGCCCCCACTCGGACTCATCCAATACCTGCAATACCTTTGGATCACGTGTCTCTAGCACCTGAAATGACAGCCGAATATCATTCATGTTAACCTTCTTATCATACCGGCATAAGCTATCGTCATAACGAGCTTGCATATCAAGATCCGGGACATCGGTATAATATGTCTTGACCTCATGACCGTTGATAAACACCGATGTTATCTGGCAAACATGAGACCTAGCGACATCGAAAAACACCATCCTTACATTACCCTCATAATCAACGCCAGATGTCGGATATGTTAGTATCTGGGTATTATACTCACCATCGTTACGTCTAGCCACGACAGTAATAACGATAGGTTTCTCTATATCGTAATCATCCATGATAATCCTAGCGGCGAACTTATCATGAATTATCTTCGGTATAATGTTTATTTGATTCATTTGTATATCTTTTTCACAAAGATACTAATTTGAACAATATGACAAATGAAGCTACAAGATAAGAGCTGCAAGTAGATCTTCCTCGCTAAGAAGAATTATTTAATCATACTGCGATTCAATATAATCATCAAGGAACGGTGTGCTATTATCAGGAATCCACACCTCATCAGACAACGCGGCCATACCAAACTCATCAACTATCTCATCTCCAGACACATAATCATAAGCCTTGACGCCAAAGATCTTAATCCTTTTAACCTTGCCAAAAGCGGACTTGACTTCCTTTATCTTCCTATCCAACTTCCTCACCCCATCGACGAACTCAGAGAAAGTGACACCACGCTCATCTAAATAGCTCTTTATAGCCCTCTCTATGGTCTTGATACTGACATTACCAAAGCCCTTCTTCCTGACCTTGTTCTGAACCTTTTCCTTAAAATAAATGCTCACCCCATTGTTTTTGGAAGACACAAAATCCTTAAGGTCACGTTTCCTGATCGAATCCATGGAGTCATAAACAACACGTTTGATATCCTCGGCGCGCTTTCTGTTACACTCATGAGCCTTATAAGTAGGATTGTTTGTATTTCTCTCATCCTCTAGCTTTTTATACTCGGAAGGGCAACTCTCCCAATAATAATACCTCGCCTTATTACTATGTACAAAAAGGTCAGGATGCTCCTTCTTCGCCTTCCTCACCATAGCATAATAGCCATGGACGATAGCCACGTTCACGTAACTAAGCAGAAGCCACCTGACAAGCCTTACCTGATAGGCGAGATTATCGCCACCAAGACGTTGATGCTTGATATAATAGCGCACTATCTCATCAACAAAATAGTAAAACCATTTGATATTGTACTGTACTCCTAACACCCTGAACCTTATAGGGTCAAGGCATATGATAAGAAGGCCTATCAGTGTCTCCGATATCGGCTTCTCAAGTATCTCTGACTTGGATGATGATTGACGCTTTATCCTAGGGTTGTCGCAACAAGGATTAGCATTGTCATTAAACAAATAAGGTAGGATGACCTTGCCTGAATCCCTCCTCAAGGCCCTATTTTCTTCTGACATCCTCTTTTTTTCAGAGAAAGACACGAATTGGTCGAATATTAATGTTAAATTTGCCATATGTTTGTTTTTTGTATAGTACAAAGATACTAAAAACTTTGTCGTTTCAAAATGAGTGCTTGTGAAAGTACTCATTTTTTTGTTTATGATCACGGCTTTTTACGGCGATCGCCATGGTCTAGATTTAACTTAGACATTGCGTAGGGAGACTATCGTAGGGATAGTTAAGAAAATAGATGAATTTATTTATCCACCCTCTTTTATAAATACTGTTGTCCATTTTGTGACATGTGATATAAGAAACTTTCGCCCCCTTAAGAAGGGAGTCTCATTATAAAGATTTTCTTTATTTATCTCATAAGTCTATTGATTAAAAAGAGTTAGCTAACGCTTTGTTATTATCTAAAGTATATAACTTATGTCTTTTGATGCAAAGGTATGATATAAAAAGTAATTACATATTATTTTACTTATGTTATACAGCATGATAGTGTAAAGATGTATATAATTACCTAACTTAATTACATTAACATGAAAATATATAGTAGATTGAAAAATCAAGATCTCAACAATAACTTATATCAATAATTTAGTTTAGTGTATTTTTGACATCTACTTATGCTATTAATGGATCTTTAATCGACAAACAACTACCTACATTAGACGTTAATGCATTGATATGTTTACTTCTTTCCAACGCTTAAGCGTAATACGCCAAGGAGAAAAGGAAGGTGGGCTACGAGTCGCTCCGCTCCTGGCTGGCCGTGTAGGGATACCTCCTGCCCTGCCTCACGGAGCCGCCACATTTCCTTTTGGTGTCAATAAGTGTAGACCTTGAAAAGACATTTCCTCAAACAGTATACTAGATAAGGGATTCTCTTTAAGGGATATTCTAGTTGAGTAAAAATTTGGTCAAAGAGGTTGTTTGGTCAAAGACAAAATTATATATTCGCGATACGGTCGGTTGGATGAGTTGGTTTAGTCGGTGGTCCGCAAAACCATACACCTCGGTTCGAATCCGGGACTGACCTCATATTTGCAATTCTTTTCTGGGGTGATAACCAATAGGTGTATGGGGTTTCTTGTACACCTATTATTTTATCAATCCGAATCTTTTCAACAACACGAATAATACAACCAATATACCTAAGATCGACATAAAGATGATAGCCATCGGCCACCTTGATTCCTCCTTATCGTCTATATCCTTATGCTTGATGTCCGTCTTCTTATCAATATCCTCAATACCAGTGATCGTCTTATCAACGCCAATGGAATCGGTCGTCACCGTGCTATCCCGCCGGCCGATGACGATATGGGCGTCAGTCACGGACGATACCGGTCGCTCTCCCGTGGCGGGATCAATATCCTTATCCGTATCGAATTTCCTCTCAGTTATAACGATATCGGCATTAAGATCAGAGGTCTTTATCTCCACCATCTTGCGGTCTATAACTTCGTTTATCATCGTCTCTATCCTGCTTATCAGCCGGCTATCAATAGACGCCTCGCTAACCTGCCTCCTGCTTCCACAAGAGGACAGGAATAGCGACAGACCTAAACAAAAAACAGCCTTAAGACTTATCCTTAACCTTATCATCAGCAATCTTCTTTATATCGTCAAACATCTCGTCAGGTATGTTCTTGGAGAAGCCAAACATCTTGAATACGTTTATCCTCTTGAATACGGCCTTGAACACCTTCACCAAATAAGCGTCAGAGAAAGCATCCCCTATCGTATTCAGGAAAAGCATCACATATCCAACAAGGGCTATATACACCCCATATTTGGTAACGGTAAGTATCATGCTAGCCTCCTCCTCGATCGGGTATAACGTCTTATATATAACACATAATGTCATTACTATAAAACAAGACAAAGCGAACTCCTTAAGAATATCAGTAAACCTGACCTCCCTAAACCATCTCTTGAAACTAAACCTCCTCCTACGGCTTCTACGGAGCTTCCAGCCCCTTACGCTTTGCGCTAACCTAGCCAAAAAATTCGCTATTAATACTATAAGTAAGACAGTCAATAAATGATGCACTGGCTGGAAGTAAGCCCAACAAGAAGCACCATACGCAAGCGCTATATTCCATAAAGCCCCCACTCGCTCTATCATGTCTTTGTCTTTCATTTTATACCATATACGCAAAGTTAACCACTATACCGTTAAGTACCTAAAACACCACGGCGTGTATACCGTTCCTCGTATCAAGGCTGTCAAAATGCAACCAACCCACCTTCCCTTCAAGCCGGAAAGGATATGGTAACATATCTTGATGATCCAAAATCAAGCCTCTGGCCTGTTCCGCCGTCATTGACTTGACATCGAAATCCCCAGCCTTACCCAACACATGAGCGGATAGATAAACATCTTTCTTATCCTTAACTATCTGGCAGATGTTGCATCTAAGACCACGTTGGGAAAACTGCCCCTGCTTGTCCCAATTATTACAATACATAGGCTGTTTAATTATATCCCTCCGTAATATAAGAAGATTATGGAGAAACGCTGTATCAAGAAACTGCCACGATCTGTCCTTCCACTTATTGTACGTATGAGGACACACCAATTCCACTATATCAAAATACGATCCAAGTTCTTTTATAATATCATTCCTATTCATGTCAAGCTGGTTTTATCGTCCATTTCTGGGCGTAATTATTTTTTAATACATATATCTTCTCCATAGGTGTAGCGGGAGACCCGTTGGACGAGCCTTTCACGAATCCCTCGGGGGCCTGCTCCGTGCCGGAAGGACGCTGGTTTTCGGTTGGATAAGTAGCACTATACATGCTTACCGAAAGACTATAGAACTGGTTCCTCTTCCCATCCTTAGCCACGGATGTCATAGTAATCTGATCCCATCCTACAACAAGGTCGTAGAAAGAGTTCACGAAATCATCTGATCTTTTTTGGCTATGAGTGGATGCATTCACGTTAAACCATGTAATAGCCCTCATCTCATAAATATAATCCGGAAGCTTATCCACTCTAATACTATTACTATGATAGACGAAAAAACCTGTAAGATGATCCAATCCTCTACCCGACATATTATCATCATTCCAACCCGTCCTCCTTTCTCCATTTGCCCAGTCATTTAAAAAATCAAAATCAGTAATGTTAGGATTTATCTTATCTACCTCGAAAAAAGGAAGGGTATTTATATCAAAATAATTCCACATATCAGAAGGACCTGGAGTTATATCCAACGAAGTTAATTTAGGAAGATCATTAAACTCCTTTATATACCTATCCAAATAACATGAAGACAATCTAAGGGTTTGAAGATTTTTCATATTCTTTATATCCCTTATCCCGCTAGATTCTATATCCCTAAGATCAAGCATGCCATGCATACCTAAATTATATACCTCAGTCTTGCTGGTTATAGCCTTAGGCATTACAGTCATCCTAGTACCTATATTTTCAAGAGATATATAAGTCAACTTTTTAGATCTAGACAATTTATCTACCGGTACACCATCATTAGCGTATGCCGTATTATGTACTATTAAAGATTCAAGACCCGGCGTATCCACGATCGGGAAAGCGGTCATCTTGCACGTCACGATTTCAGCATAATAAATATCGCAAGTAAAATCTATCGACACGGCCCGTTGTACGTCCCTCCTCCCATCAGCGTAAGCATGATTATCTATAGGTACGTATTGCGATCCATCCTCCTTCCTGAACCACCACGTAGTATTGGGATTTTTCCTATGTTGTATTGCCAAAGAACGGAATATGATACGATAATCATTTTGCCCTTGGACCTTGGTCATAGGAAACTGTTCCTTTATTCCATCCCCCCAATCCACATTAGCCATACCGGGCTTCCTTGATCTAAACTGGACATACGTGTTAAATGGATTATCAATCACAGGATCGGGCACATAATTGTAATCATCACTATAATAATTCCTAAGTGCCCTATCCCATGTAGTGAACCACACGAACTTGTCGGATGATGCCTCGTATTTATATAATGTCTTAGCCATTACCTATCTTGTTAAAATATTCTACAATAACATTCCTGTCCAATCCCATAGAATCACATAAATACTCCCCTTCCGGTTGACCCCCAAACGATAATACCTTATCCGTATCATGAGCTAAAACATCTCCATTGCCTACAAAGGTACGCCCATCGTCAAATACGATAAGCTTATATGGCTTATACGACCTCGTGTCAATATCAGAAGATCGTATTGACCTTAACACTGAAGCCTCTGGCGCCATACTAAACCTCCATCTATAATTATTCATAAGCACATAAACCATCTCCATAGGAGTCGACGGAGAGCCATTAGACTGACCCTTTATAAAACCAGAGGGAGCCTGTAATACGCCACTAGGTCTTTTATCATCAGGACGGGAAGTTAAATACATACTTAGATACAATCCATAAAACTGATTTCTTTTGCCATCGGAAGCAGAGGAAGACATAGTGAGATAATCAAATCCCATCACCCTCTCATATAATGTCGATATAAACGTATCACATCGACTTTGGGTTGACAAGCTGCGATACATATAAAAGCTATTCATAGACCTCATCTCATATATATAATCCGGGAGATTACTTACATCTATATTACTATAACTGAATGAAGCGTCGATACGCTCAATGTTTCCCAATCCCTTACCGCTCATATACGGATGCCAACTCACGACAGGTCCATACCATCTATTTATATGATCGAAAATCTTTAAACTAGAATTTATCTTATCCACCTCATCCATAGCCGGGCATGTGTTAGGATCAAACGATGATGTGGCATTACCAGGACTTAAATACAATTCTTTTAAATTATTGAATGATAACCATTCCTTAGGATATAACCTTACCCTTCCACCAGCTAAATGCAATATCTCCAAATTAGGCCACATGGAAGGGAATTTCCTTATATTGGAAGCTTCGGTATCACTAAAGTCAATAGACTCGGACAAATTCAGACCTTTCAATTTAGTTAGTCTATTCCAACCCTCCGGGATGGACGTCAACGTATCCACACCAAACTCACTTAATGTTATACGCTCTATATTTATCGATCTCATTATCCTATCCTTTGGTATATCTGTTATGGTACGATTCCCAGGAATATTTATAATTATATTGATAAGGCTAGGCATATCAAGTATAGGGAAACCTACCATCATAATCCTATAGGATTCCATCATCGTAACATCATTGGTAAAAGACATGGATATCACACGCTCCTTATCCATGCCATCATCATAAGCATGATTGGGGGCGGGAACATACTCGCTCCCATCCTCTTTGTAAAACCACCATGGATGACTGTCTGGATTCTTACGATAACTTATATCCCTTCTCCTGAATATCAACCTATATTGACCATATATAGATCCACTCCTAGCCTTCACAAAAGGGAATTGCTCTTTATTCCCATCTCCCCAATCAACCTCGCACATGCCGGGAGCATTAGAATAAAATCCTATAGTCTCATTATAATTATTACCATCCAATATAGGATCAGGCACATCATCAGTAGTATCATTCCTGTTAACGCCCCTAAAAGCGTATTTACCCTTAGTAAAAAAGGTTATAGACCCTTTATTCGTATCCTTACATATCAGCCTCATACCTCTCCCTCCTCTATTCTCCTGAAATACTCGACAACCGGTGAACTGTCCAATCCCAGATCGTTACAGATATCTATAGCCTCGTATTTGTCAGCGAAATTATACTTACTCATATTATCATCCAATACATCTCCGCTTAACACGGATACATGGCCGTCCTTTACGCCAAGGACGAACGGGGTAATCCTAGCCTTCCCAGCCCGCCTTGCCCTCGTAAGGGCGGCCTTGGAGGCTGGCGCCGGGGCCAAGACCCATGTCTGCCCGTAGTTGTTGGTAAGTACATACACCTTCTCCATAGGCGTCGTAGGATTACCGTTGCTAACACCCTTAACAAACCCCTCAGGGGCTTGATAAACGCCAGATGGTCTCTTGTTGGTAGGAGCTGCGGAAGTATATAAATCTAAGGTGAGTTTATAAAACTGATTCCTGTTACCGTCAGAAGCCGTCTGTGACATCGTTATATAACTCCACGACATTATCTTATCATAAAATGTATTTACGAATGTATCAGCCCTCTCCTGCGTATTTATAAATCTACCACCATCACGCAAAGTCCATATCCTAAATCCCCTTACCTCATACAACCAATCTGGGAGATCGTCTACCGGTACCGTGCCTGAATTACAATACGCGCCCTGAATCTTATTCAACTTACCTTCTACTAGATCTTGTTTCCATGAGCTACCACTACCCATAAAAGTAACGCCTGTCTTATCATCTCCAACCTTATCCACCTCATCAAATACAGGTATATTATTCCAATTGCTTATAATGTTTATACCTTTTGCTGGAATAGAATTAAAAGCCGGATCATAAGAAGGGATGTTACACCAATTGAAATTAAACTCGGTAAGATTCTTCCATTCAGAGAATCTTCTCCAATTAGAATCAGGATTATCAGCGAAATTAAAAACGCTATTGCATCCGAAATACCTCAGGTTTTTCATATTTAAAAAACCTTCTGGCCAATTACTCCATACACCAGGATGAGAAAAAGACCCCATATGTATATTACGAAGATTAACGCTCTTACTTATCCTGTCATATGGGATATCGCCATTTTTAAGAACGGATCTGACCATAGCCAAATAAGTTATATCAGGTAGATTAACTACAGGAAACTCATGGAGGACAATACCCTCCATATTGAACTCCCCATCGATTACGTTAGAGAACCTCATCGTAACCTCCCTACGCCTGATATCGCTATACTTATGTGGAGGAACCGGTATATACTGAGATCCATCCTCCTTCCTATACCACCATGTAGTATCGTCAGGATTCTTTTTGTACTCAATATCTAAAGACCTGAATACTATCCTATAACTACCGTCAGATATCTTGACCAAAGGGTATTGATTCTTTGTCCCATCACCCCAATCGACGTCCACGAATCCTGGATTGTTTGCCGAGAACCTGAGATTACGATTAAAATTATCTAAATCTACTATCGGATCAGGCACATAATCAGCATCCTTCCCATTATAACAAGGGAACCTATCCTCGTTAACATAAAACGTCACCGAGGACAGGGCCGTATCATATCCTACTAAAAATCCCATATCAACTAATTGAGGTTATACCATAAGACACCCATTCCTTGTATCCGTTAACCATCTCATATACCTTGTTGATGGTCTTACATACGACAGCGAACCCAATATCCACGTTAGGGAACTTCTCGTTAAGCTCATCTATTGTAAGCTCCTTAGTTATACTCTCATCCCACTTACGCATCTCCTTTACCTCCATGAGGATCGGTTTACCGGTTACTCCTACGCTCATCACCCATTCTCCCTCACGGTTGGCATCCGCCAGATCCGGGAAGATAGTAGCGCCAAACAACTCCGTGAGCACGAACTCATCGCCGTTCCGGGTAAACGACACCGCCGCTCCGGGGGTCAAGACTACCTCGTTCACCGCCAGCATACTCACCAGCTTCTTGGCTCCCCCTGATACAGTACCATTCAACACGACAGTCACGTTACCCGTAGCGCTATTAACAAACTTGATATCATTCTTCTCGCTATTTATAGCCTGTAACCTAGACCCAGATACGATATTTACGATCTCATAATTCTTGTCGTAAGTACTCTGTAGCGTCACATTACCGTATTTAGTATCGATAAGGGTAATCCACTTAGCCTTACCACCTACTATCTCAACAAGCTTATAAAACACGTCATTGCCGTCAGCGTCAACCCATCTAGCTATAGCTCCAGGAGCGAAATTAGTCACCTCCCGATCTTGGGTATAACTTATAGTGCTTTCCGTAGGCTTATTAGTCAAAGTAACATAAAGGCATTGCTCTACGTCGGCTTCCATCTTAACTATCCCAGCACCATCGTAATAATAATCAGGTACATTTTTTTCTCGTATCAACAAGATAGTACCTTCCTTAAGCTTATCGGCGTTAGTTGGATCATCCACGAAAGACTTCATCTGGATATAAGTATCGAAGATAATAGACGTACTCTTACCCTCTATCTTCTGATTGATATCATTGACAATATTATTAATCTCGTCTTTCGTATAATAAGGAGATAAATCAACCTTCGGACCTTCCTGCTCTAAAGCCTGAGTTCCATCCCACCAATAATCAGGTACCTCCTGCTCCCTGATCCAGAAGCTGTCCCCCACACGGAGCTTAGCCGTGTTCTCCGGAACCGCCAGCCACTCATTCATGGCATCGACCGTATCAAAGATATACGCCGCGTTCTTGCCCTCAGCTATACGTCTTACGACAGCCAACTCGCTCTCGACATCGCTAAGTCTTTCCTTTATATTATTGATCTCTCGCTCTAACTTATCATAATTATCCTCCTGATCTATAGCGTCACCGATGGACATATAAACCTCGTTAGTGAGCTTATTGTAGGTAACACGAGCCACCTTCTCGTAGGATGTCTTATACGTAGATAAACCCTTACTGGTATGACAAACAAAATCATACGTATTTTGATACACCACAGATCCACCGGTATTGATGAAATTATATCCGTCTTGGCTCATCGTACCTCCCTTGTATCCAACAAGTTCAAAAGAACATTTACCCGTACCTTTAGATCCAAACCATGTAGCGTAGGCCATGAAATACGTCTCTTCAGGTAGGATATCATAATATTTAGCCCTTAAATCCTTCACCGACATCCAAACACATTCCTTACCAGAACCGGTATTATCACCACCCCATTTAAGGACTTCCCTAACAGAGCTATCTCCATTTCCGGGGCCAGACCGACCTACAGCAAGATTATCTATGGTGGGAACATTAGAATTAAGGGCTTCCGTCATCGTGTCCAAGTCCCTTCCGGAACTTGATTCCCATAAATATCTGAACGTCACAAAATCAACATCCCCGATCTTAATGCCTCCGGTATTACTAGGATATGTTTTTGCGACTAACTCATAATACCATTTACCATCACGGAAAGTAACCCTTATCCTCTCTACTTGCTTGGGGGATATAGAGACATATGATCCGCCAACAGAAACGTTATCGCCATCAACCGCACGGGAAGTCCCATCCTTTGGATCCTCAGGATCCACGGGGGTGTAGATCGTAGCCTGCTTATCTCCGGCATTGATAACAACTATATAATAGCTGTCCCCGTCAAGACCCTCATTATGAGCCATGGTGACAAAACCTTGCTCGCTATCCGGTCTCCATTCAACGACAACCATATGCTTGTCCATAGGTATACCGGAAACGCTGTTAACGTAGTTGGTTGAAGACATGAAAATAGCATGGTCATCATAAGCCTCATCTACACGTTGATGTTTAGTGGCCAGACCATCAAGACGAGATATTTCTGTGGGGTCGGAAACCTCGACCCCGTTATAATCATACCACTTATATCCTATCATCGTATTCTCACGACGATATTTCCTTTTTCTTATGACCTGACCTCCAGCTAAGGCGTCAATCATAAAATAATCATTACATACTTTAACCATAGCCATTCAGATTAACAGGTTTGACATAAACAAGCCACTATAGTAGCGCCAACAGGAATGGAGGTCAGTGTCGTACCTACCGGGTAGGTCGGGGAGGATGACTCCATCACCGTTAACGACGTCCGCTCAACGACCATATCGTTATCCACCAACCGACTTCCCTCCACATAGAACCGGCCATCGGCTACCTCATAGCACTCTCGCACCGGAACCATATGTCTTTGGCTTTTATCAGCGTAATCGCATATCGTGACCTTAGCCCCATCAGGAATAGAAGACAACTCATCTCCAACACCATAATCCGGATGATCTGAATATACCACATAAAGCTTGGACTTGATATCCTGCAATGCAGGATTGACCGTCCTGAATCCCTTCAAATGTATCTTATGACCACCGATCTCATAACAATCATCCACGTCCATGATATTAAGATCACAACTGATAACCGTCCAGCCGTTAATAACCGTCTGCGTAGGGGTAGTATTGATAGGATGATCGGGGTCGGTAGACTCAACGATCTTATAGTCGAAAGTCTTTACATCCAGATTTCCGTTCAACGACTCCTGTCTCCTGATCTTCACCGTACCCTTTCCGGTATCATAACAAGTCTCAGTGGTATCTATAAGTCGATCCATATAATCCGGCTCCTCGCATTCGATACGAGTGAAATTAGATGGCAAAGAGGTATATTGAGTACCAACATGGATATCATTGTCTGTAGAACTCAATACATGATGATTATACGACCTAACATGATTTAAAGGGTTGATAACGTAAGTGGATTTAATCCTTACCGATCCTCCCGGTGTCGAGTAACATTCTACCGCATTTCTGGTAATACGATCATCCAACCTTTCTAGAGCACACCTTTCACGGATAAAATCCGCAGGGATATTATTTATCCTATTTCCTAGCCCATACCTATTATCAGACGAGTCCACAATCTCCCAGAACTGGTTTCTTTTCCCAAGATCACCGTCATAAGACACCACATGTCTCATGCGTACGCTTCCGGCTGATGTCTTGTAACACTCCTCGATATCAATAGGCATCCTATCTTCCATATCCGTGAAGTCACAAACGACCTCAACCCAATCATCGCTTATGCTGGTGATAAACTCACCTACCGGATTCTCAGGATCGGTACTTTGCTTGACGCGATACCATTCCTTTCTGGTACCCATCTCGTAATCAAATATCTTATACCCCTCTATCTGTACCCTTCCGGTCCCGGTATCAAAGCATTTAAGCACCGGTATTATCTCCCTTTGGGTCATGTCCGGGAAATCACATACTATACGATTCCATGTGTCGGGGATAGCGTCATACTTCGTACCGATAGGATTACTATCGTCGGTCGTATTCACTACCTCATAATGGGATACCTCAGGGTTCAGGCGGGGATCAACCGACTCTACGCCCTCGATCTGGACCTTGCCTCCTTCCGTGGCATAACATTTACTTACGAATATCAACTCCCGATCGGTCATCTCCGCTATGCTACAATCTATAGCCACCCATTCGGCAGGAACCTTATCCAATTCCGTGCCAATGGGAGTATCGATATCCGATGAGTTGATGATAAATATCTTCTCGGCCAGTATCTCCCCCTTATTATTCATATAGGTATGGATACGAGCCTCTACCTGACCACCCGGCGTGCGATAGCATTGGTTGACGATCGACACACGGGCGTCCTTGATGTTAATGAACTGATAGTCCTTTTTAGGGACCTCGCTTACAAGTCTCTTTACTCCTTTATCATCGAAGTACACGTAACACCCGTCATTCCTCATCATGACCGGATACGTCTTTCCGTCTATGACAACACCTGAGAAGTCATCTGGCGGAACGGAGAAACCCATGCTACCGAATATGGAAGCCAGTCTCTTTAAATACTCATTAATAGCCGACATAATATCATATTTTAATTCTACTGCCTCAAAGATAACAAAAAAAGAAGAGATATAAATTCTATCCATTCACTAGTATAATAAAACAATATAAATTTTATAGTAAAACATACTATATATGTAGAATATTTTCTATATTTGCATCATGAAATACAAAATAAGTCAATACGCTAAATTAGAAAATGTTACATATAGGACTATATGGAATAGAGTCAAGAAAGGATTATTAAAAACAGAGACAACACCGAATGGTCATATATTGGTTATTGTCGATGAAAACAAAAATCAAAGAGTAGCTGTCTATTGCAGGGTGTCTTCTTCTGAAGACAAATCTAATCTCGAAAGACAGAAAGAAAGACTTTTATCCTATTGTGCAGCGAAAGGATATAGGGTTGATAAAGTAGTTTGTGAAATAGGAAGCGGATTGAATGACAATAGGAAGAAATTAGAATCGTTATTAGTAGATAGGTCTATAACAAGGATCGTTATAGAGCATTCTGATAGATTCAGTAGATTCGGCATGAATTATATACAAAAGCTGCTGGAGCTTGACAATAGGACTATAGAGGTAATAAATACACAAAACAGCGACAGAGATGACCTGATGCAGGATTTTGTATCCATAATAACATCTTTTACTACTAGGTTATATGGACAAAGAAGAAGCAAAAGGAATACCGAAAAACTAATAAGGGAATTAGATTTAGATAATGATTAAACGAGCATATAAATACAGAGCGTATCCAACATCTTCCCAAGAAAAGATGTTATTGAAAACCTTTGGCTGTACAAGGGTTATATGGAACGCATGCGTTAGTTCGTTTAATTCATATGATAAAGAAACAAACCCTAATCCGAAAATCATATCGAAATCAGATTTAATTGAAAATAAACCATGGCTGGATGAGGTTTCAGCGGCAACTCTGCAACAGAAACAACGTGATTTCATTGAATTTTCAAAACAATATTTTAATAAAGAGAGATCTAAAAAACTTGGTAGACCTAATTTTAAAAACAAGCATGGAAACCAGTCATTCAGACTTCCATCCCCTAAATTCAAGATTTCAGAAAATAAAGTTCGATTAGAAAAAAATAGGATGGATTAAGATTTCTATAGACAGGAATATCCCAGATAACTCAAGATTAATATCATGTACTGTTTCCATGAACCGTTCTGGTCAGTTCTTTATTTCAATTCTTGTAGAAACCGAACAATATAACAAACTAAAAACAGGTAAAACAATAGGTATTGATCTTGGAATAAAAACATTAGTAACTTTATCTGATAATACAATTATTGATAATCCTCATTATCTTCGTGAAAGCCAAGCAAAGTTAAAAAAGACGTGATAAATGTAGGCTTAAAGTAGCTAGACTTCACCAGAAGATAGCAAACAAAAGATCATGGCTCATTCATAATATAACCACAATGTTGGTAAATAATTATGATATCATTTGCATTGAGGATCTTAACACATCGGGTATGCTTAAAAATAACAGATTGGCCAAATCTATATCTGACGCTTCTTTTTCCATGTTCCGTTCACAATTGGAATATAAATGTGATTGGTACGGAAAAGAGATAGTTGTAATAGACAGATTCTATCCTTCGTCAAAAACATGTTCATCATGTGGCTGGAAGAAGGAGGATCTTACGTTATCCGACAGGATTTTTGTGTGTGAGAATTGTGGTAATAAGATCGATAGAGATCTTAACGCCGCTATTAATATCAAGAGGATGGGAGTTGACATCCTCTATAATCGGACGTCGAGCGATAAGTCCACAAGTCGCGTTGAAACGTCTAAAATCCCATAGCATTTATATGAAACGCTATGGGATTTACAACTATGAACGCAAAAAAGGTCAAATTATTTCGGTTCGGTTACGATGGCCGGGCCAAGACCAGCGGCAGCACCGATCATGTTAATCATCTCCTGAACACCCTCATGAGCGCCATAACGTACACGTAAGATCAGGTTAACCGGATCATCGGCGATAACCTTTCCGAATCCTTGAGCATATCTATGAGGATTAATCGTGATCTGGAAGTCCACGTATTGGGCTGTTTGTTCAACACGGCTGTATTCGTTCATGAATGTCCGTCCCATGAAATCCTGATGTTTCGGGAAGCCGTTGAAATGAGCGTAACCCTTCAACTCATCATCCATCATATTGCCGCCAACATGAGTACGCGGGGCTTTGCTGGACAATCTCTCGAAATGAAGCTGATCCCACCAGATAGGAGAACCCTCATCCAAAGAATCGGGATAACCGCCACTAGCGCCTACAATCTCCACGCTATCCTCGATATAAGTCATTTTATCCATCAAGCACTCTGATGGAGATAACAGCATTTCCTTGCCACGGAAACGGATACCGCATTTACAATTACTACCAAGCTCTTGTGCTGATTCCAATTTCTTCCACATACGGTTACGGTAGGACGCTGGAGCCTCGCTGGTGAAGAATCCTTCAAATACCTTGTCACACTCATCGCACAACATATTGGTATATACCTCTGTCTGGAAGCTATGCTGGCAAGCAGCAGGAGTACCGTAATCCGTGATCTTCAGTTCCGGGAACGCCTGCTTGATTTCTTCCAAGGCGCTTTCTCCACACTCGTTATCCGGGATCGTAATATAATACTTCTCCTTAGATACCTTGCAAGAACCACAAGCTGACCATGAAGCGGTACGAACCGTAGGATTCTCGCACATATCGGATGTTTTAGCCACGTAGTAGATGATAGCTGTAGGATTAGCCTCCACGAAAGTAGAAATCTCCTCATCCGTCAATTTCTTGGAAGTAGCGGCGATATACAAACCCGATCCCTTGATCTGGCTCATCTTATTAACCGTATCAGCTACCACATTAGGTAAAGACTCTACCGTAGTAGACATATCAACACCGTCATCCTCCAAAGAAATAGAATAAAGATAACCACCCTTAACTTCTGTATAATTAGGAGGACAATCCGTACATCCTTTCATGATAGAGATAAGACGTTGAGTATAATCAGCCGGTTTAGCGCCTTTCTTCATCACCTTATAACGTGACATGCTACCCTCGATAGTCTCACGTACGATCTTCAATCCCGGGTACTGGGCACGAACCTCAGCCAAGGCCAGGTCATCACCAGTATCGCAAACCTCCATACAATAGAAGTTCACATCCTCCGTCTCAGGCTCCGTAGCCTCGTTAGTACATCTTGTAACCGGAGTGATATCAATATAATCAGATACCTTACCACCACCAGCGATAGGCTGGTTCTTCATCCTCTCGATACATTTCAGGACGGCTGGCAACAAATCAACCTCCTCGCAAGGATCGCACTCCTCGCATTGATTTGGAGTATTATCACAATCATCCAAAAGGATAGCGTCATTGATCTCAATACGACCTCCCTCATAACCAAGAAGCTCGAAAGCCCTGCCGGCGAGAATCAAGCGGATAGCGATACGGTCGCCCTTGGATACGGAGAAAGCCGTGTCATCAGACACACCGTTGTATCCTAAGATAACATCATCGACATAAGCATGATCTTTCTTCGGCCAAGAAGCGTAAATCTCGGTGATCTCATTCAACGAGAACAAAGGCGTGGAAAAATCCTTATCATATATAGAGCGGGAAGCCGCTTGTTCATTACGACCGATACGGATCTCATAACGCTTATCATTACGAGGCTTACCGGTAAAATCAATCACGGCCTTACAACCGTTCTCGGAAGTATCTTTAGTATCGTAAATACCGATCTGTCCTTCCTTTAAGAAGATGGAGTCAACATCCACCATCTTAGCGTGCGGGGATACGAAAAGTACCCGGTCTTGCGGTCTGTGCAACATATTATCAATATTTTAATTTAAAAATCATTTACCTAACGCAAACATAATAATAAACGAGTTCACGACAATAAAACACAATCACGAGTGTATAGGCATATAAATAAATTACATTTTTTGTAAAAACATTATTTAAGCCACTTTTTCTTATACATCTTCCTCATCATATCAATAAGTTCATCGAAACTTTTTATATAACCCATATCTATAGCCCATATAAGATTGCCTTGTGTTTGCTCCAATTCCTTCAGCTCAGCTTCCGTGGCTTTATTCCTGATCATACTTTCATGGATATTAAAAACAATATAATTAAGTCCCTTGGCGATCTTAACATAATCTACATCCTTAAATCTAGAAGCTGCTCTAGACAAAGCATTATACCTATCGCCAGCCTCTATTCGATTAAGAATAAGCTTATCGGTTAACCACGTAACAACCTCGGCATACAACATAGGATTCAATTCCATAGCTACAAGAACCCATATATAAGGATTACACATAGTTCTCCTGTTCTCGCCCCTACCAACAGTCTTATAAGCGCCAAACTTTTTCATTACTTTTATAAGAGACTCTTTTTCAACCATTTCCATAAAAACAGGAAATCCTGTTTCTATCATATATCCTTGTTTTTCAAGAATATAGTATATTCGCTCAGCACTTTCCTTGTTAGAAAGGATATTCTCTATCCTCTTATCATTCCATCCTTCCTGAATCCTTTTCCTGGTATAGGCTTCCTGTAAATCAGTCAACGACATGAAAGACGTTTTAGTGTCTTGCTTGATAGTAACACCAAAAAGATCCCTATCCTTGGAGATCATAACAACATTAGTTTTCATATTACATATATTTAATTGTTTAATACGATGCAAATATATAAATAAAAGTTTTACCGTAAATATATATACATAAAAAATATATCAATATAAAATCATTATATTAAATATTTTGTAAAACGCAAAGATCGTGCTTACTATTTCTGGAGTCGGAGAAATCTCCGATTCCAGAAAATATGCATATGATGATAAAAAAATAAGCCTACCCATTTCTAGGCAGGCTTATCAATCAAAACTAACGTTGTTTATTTAAAGGAAGCCACATTATCCTTATCCATCCTATATCTACTTAGTTCATTCTCGTTAAGGTTGAATTGCTTGGCGACCATATCCAGAATCTCCTCCACCAAAGGATCGGGCAGCTCAGGATCGATGTCCGTGGACCTATCGCCGGCGGCGTTGATGTACCCGGCCAGATCCACCCGTACCGGATTCCGGTAGTAGGTCATCCTGACCTCGTCTGTGCGGAAGCCGTCCTCATACACCACGACCTTCCCGTCACCTATGGTGTAGAACGTTTCCCGATAGTCAAAAGAAGGTTTATTATTATCATCCCCAAGAAGCTCATGAACATTCTCGTTCTTAGCCTCCCACATGACAAAATCCCCAACCTCACATCCGTTATAAGAAAACGCTCCTTTTATATTTGAGAACCATAAATAATCATCAGGAAGACCGAATGATGTCGATTCGGGGTCATCAATATGATTGATCTTATTAAGCGATTTCCAGTATACCAGAAGAGTTTGTATAGATCGGATGGTCTCATCATCCTTCCTATTAAGATAGTATCTTATCAACCTGTCCTGAGCCTCGTTGAACAAAAGCACGAACCTCCCTGGATCAAGCTTAATCCCGCCATTGGCGAGATTCTGCTCATTCTTCTGCAAAGACCTTAGATACGCTTCTTGGATCGTCATCGTCATTCCTCCGTATTAACCTTACCACCTTCATCTACGTCTTCCTTCTTCTTGACATCCTTAACCTTCTTGGTCTTGGTCTTATCGTCTATATTAGAAATAGACATAAGTTCCTCGTACTCATCCAAGACATTAGCCTTTACACTGATAAGATCTTTCTTGGTAGCCAAGAACTCGGCGGACGTACGGGTGTCAGGACCTATGATCTGACCATTATATTGCAAGCCGGATGGAGTCATGTTAATACGACCGTTACGTTGAAGGACGTTTATGATACGATAGAACTCAAGAACTTCCTTGAAATCACCCTCCAATGAACGATCCCAAATATCAAGCAGATAATCGATGTTGGTCTTCTTCTCGTTCATCCAGTTTGATAGTGATCCGGTGTAATAATCATCCTCCGTGAAATCAGGACGGGTCACGATGCCGATGTACAGAAGAAGGTCGATGACAGCTTGACGTTCCTTGTCACCTTTCTTAAGGGCGTTGATGAACTTATAGCTGATATTCATCTTATTGATCTCACGCTGCTGAACGAAATCCTTGGCGTTGTCTTTCTCAATGAAACAGAACATGGAGTTCATGAAAATAGGATCACCATCCATTTCCTGAGGAGTCAACATGCCAGAAAATACAGCCAGATATAAATAAAATAACTCAACGGTATTAGCCGTGTTATAAACCTTACCCATATAGATCTTGTCTTTAGCATCATCCCAAAACTCGAAATTGGTCTGGGAAAGATCCTTCTGGGAAATATTCTCAAAAGGCTTCATTATATTATTGACACGCTGATCAACCAACTTATCAACCTCATCCTTATCCATGCCATTATAACATCTTGATCTTGGATAAAAACCGGTATTGTAAACTTCTGAGAAATCATCCCACGGGCAACATACGTGAGTAGCATTCTCCGGGAACGGAGCCTTGGCTATATTGGCATCTTGGAAGGCCTGCGGAGCGCTTCCGTCGTGTTTACCTACTACCTCATACAAGGTATCTGACATGATATTGAAGCCGTTTACCTCGACCAATACCTCCTTTGATTTTAAAATATCTTTCATTTCCTTTTTGCGTTACTTAAAAAAGAGGAGAGGAATATCCTCCCCTCTAAAAAACCAAATTACATATATGAAAAAAACTTAGCCGAAGTAGTTCGGTTGAAGCTCGATGATCAAGAACTTGCTGTTATCCATAACCCAAGCCGCTGAAGCTGAGTGGCACCAGAATTGCTCTTTCATGCCCGGCAAGGATGATACGATCTCATTACCGTTAGCTTTGTGCGCCCAACGACCGTATTCATAACCCCACCACATGCTTACGCCTTCTGGTTTGATATAGAATACGTTGTTATTCATATTACCCAACTTAGCGTTAGCCGTATTAGGAATAGCGGAATACGCGTTAGTCGATCCAGCGTCAGTGATATTCTCGATAATACAAGAATAAGAGGATCTAGGATACATACCATTCACCAACTCGCTACGATCTGTCATGTCAGCGTAATCCAAAGAAGGATCGTGCTCGAACTCTACATTTCCGATGCCGGGAAGAAAAGCGCCCTTAACCTGTACCGGGCCTAAGATCATAGCATCATTAGTACCGGATATAGGATTAGAAGGCAACATACGGTCACTACCCATACCCCAGCTCAAATTACTCAACGTAGTAAAGAAAGCCTCTCTAATCAACTTCTCTAAGTTGACCATAGCCATAGCTCCTACCTTGAACTTAATCTTACGCTCCGTAATAGGAAGATCCTGACGTCCACGGAAAATATAAGCGGCAGCGGCCATAAGCGTGTCCTTGGTAATACCCATCGGGCGGCTATAGTAGATAGTATAACCACGGCGAAGCTGACGGTAGATACCCTCATTCAAATGGATAGGACCATTTTGATCCATGATAATACCACCTTCTTGCCACATCAACTGTCTAGCTTCCAGCTTAACCAACTCAGCCATACAGAATACCTCCAGCGTGGACGCTACCTTAGCCGTACGTAAATCAAGCCTACCATTAACCGTCCTACCGATAATAGCCAAATCAGGAATATTGCCCTCATACTCGCTTCTCATAGCATTCATACGACGAAGAGCGGTCTCCACGAACTCTGAAGTGCTATTCTGAGCGGCCTGCATGGACTTCATACCAGCGTACATAGTTGTCTCACCCTCAACACCACGGTGGTTTCCTAAACGGAATTCACAAGTCATAGAACCGGCCTTGTCAGCTCCAGATACCTTAGAGAACTGGGTGCTATACTCTCCAAGAGCATGACCGATCTTCCAGTAACGGATACCCGGACGTAATTTCTCTTTAGGGAAGTATTTAGCCTTTCCGCCGATAACACGACCCCAATAACGTGTCAAATCACCTTCTGTCTTAGACGGGATCTCACCTGAGATAAGGATATTACAGCCGTTAGCGGCGTCATAGGTGATGACATCATAAGCCGTAAACTCAGAGGTATTCAAAACGATATCAAACAAACTACCGTCAATACCCGGTTTTAGATGATGACCTGAAGTATCCTCAGCCGTAACGACAGCGAATGTCTTTGTAACAGGCAAATCATAACGGAAAGAAGCTCCAATACCGTTAACGGAGATCGTAGCGCCGTTATTAATCATACCCATATACATCGGAACGGGGTAATTGGCGATATTAGAGAACAGATTCAACAGACCCAAATGATTCTTATCAGGATCCTCATAATACCAGCTCGCCAATGAGCCTAAGTTATGCTCTACGAGCGAAGTCTTATAGTTCTTGGCGTCGGTGAAGGCAATAACGTTATCACCATTCACGGTAGCCGGAAAACTTTTTGTAAGAAACGGATTCATTTTCAATATATTTAAACGTTATACACTCTTTGATCCACTCAGATCAAGGAAGTTAGCCTCTATAGTATCATTATCGATATTATTCTTATTTTGCTTTCCTCCCTTATTGCCAGAAAGAAGAGTGATGGTCTTCTTATTGACCTCCATCTTAGCCTTGTTAGTCTTCTGTTTAAGGAACTCGTCCTTATTCATCAAAAACAAAGCCAGATCAGCGGCCATGTCCGGATTCTTGATAGCCTCCGAATAAGATTTATCTATAGCCGTATGACCTTGATTGTCTATCGGCTTGGTAACGAAATCGACAGCCTTACCTATCATAGTGTCAGTCAACTGGAATCCTGAGCTTATAGATGTCTTAAGACCTTTCTTATAGATCTTCATCTGCTCAATCAACTCCTGTTTCCTTTTCTCGGATTTTTTCTTCTCCTCCTCGATAAGGTTATCCATCTCCTTTTTCAGGATATCATGGAACTTATTGGCCTTGGACTCAATGAACTCATCGCCCTTGCCAATCATCATCTCCATATTATCCTTTATCTCGTCTTCCGGCATACCCAACATCTTATAATAATGCTGGATAACCGCAAGCTGATCATTCTTGTTGCTCATATCAAGGTTGTCCAACGGCGCCTGAATGTTCTGATATTGGCTTAATAGTTGGCCAACGTTACCACCGGCCTTATCCACCTCTATCATCTTCTTCATGAATTCAGACATAGAACCGGTATCAACCTTATCCTTCAACAACTCATCAGCCTTATCCTTGATCAATCCCTCCACTATATCGAGTAAATCATCCTCTTTAGTGATAGTAGAAAGATCGACCGGTTTATCATCTACCATAATATCAAGGTTGTCAATACTATCGATAATACCTCTAGCGGCCATCTTCTCCAAAAAAGATTTCCCATTAAACCCTGATACTACATTATTATCAGTACCGCCTTCGCCAAAGGAATCAGGGTCTGGGCTGGTAGCATCGCCGCCCTTATCCCCGCCACCGTCAGCCGCTCCGCCGTCGGCAGGCTCTTCCTTGGAATCACCTATAGGATTACCATCCTTATCATATTTACCCTCGATATTATTCTTATCGCCATCACCGTCACCACGGTAAAAAAGTTCCTCAACACTCATGGTCTTAAAACCTTTGGCGAAATCACCCATGTCATTCATATAATTTCCTTTTTTGCTTTTTACAAAATTATCATTAATCTAATTACCAATTAAATCAAACCCATTATAGTATATGACAGAATTTTACGCCAAAATGATTACAGATTTTGTAAAAATATTTACAAAACTTGTAATCAATTCTTGTTTATTATTGACGTAAACCTATCTGTATCAGAACGTTTGTTCCTAGCATCTATCTCCTTTTCCTTTAATTCCAACTTCCTTTTCTCTATCTCCTCACGAGATCTTCGCTCAGCCTCGGCATTAGCCTGTCTGGTTCTCATATCCTCCTCACGGATATCCAGACCCCTTTCCTTCAAGGCTCGATCCGCTATAGCTTCCACATAATCCATACCCTCTTCGTTATCTTGTGTCCTAGCCGCTTGACCGGCGGCCATTATGCTCTTACCCCGTAAATCGAAGTTACCCTTGATATAAGCCAGCTCCTTCTCCTTCTCATGCTCGTCATTACGGGCCTGTTGATCGGCCTCGGCTTTTTGCTGTACAAGTCGTTGTTGATTCTGGTACTCCTCCTGTCTTACACGATCTGCGTAAGATCTGGCATCCCTTCCTATCTGATTCATCTCAGCCGTCGAGTTGGCATTCATCATTCTAGTGATATCAAGCAAGTCATTGCCCAAAGTATTCGTCTGTAATATATATTGCTTCAAATTCTCCAATTCCAGACGTTTCTTGGAATTAGAGACAGCCATAACATTAAGATGACGTAACGACAAGCTATTATCCGTAAGACTGACGTAAGCCAAGGACAGATCGCTGTTCCTGTACATCACGGTCCAATCGTATCCTTCCTTCTGGCATACTTGAGCCACGGCTAGATGAATATCCAATGTCCGTTTCTTGAAGTCATCGAAATCATTAAAGTAAGTCTGGGTCTGTAGCATAGTAGCGTTAACTCCCTGTTTTACGCCCGTAGAACTCTCGTATCTAGTTGACTGACCCATCGCTTGCTCGGATATACCTATCATCCTATAAGCCATCATATAGGCGTAAGACGCCATTTCCATACGGGATCTTATCTGATCCGTATTAGTAAGATCATATACACCGAACTGATTATATATGCTGCTCATCTGCGGATTCTGGTAAGGATTGTTTGTGTCATTACCACCTACACCCATAAATGAGACGGACTTAACGATCTGCATAAAAGTAGCCAAAGCTCCCTTCTTGTCCATCATATCCTTATATTCCGTAGGCAGGAATCCTAAGTCGCCTAAGAAGAACTTACCGATCTCCTTCTCGGCGTTATTGTATAGCTGGTTCATAGCAAGGTTATACATCATCTGGAACGGCTGTATGCGATCAGCGAGACTAGCCCCTATAAATCCAGAAACCGGAATGACATAATCATATAGACTGCTATCACCATGTATCTGATGAGGTATTGGATCCCCACCAATATATATAGGCTTATCCATTAAATTACCTCCGGTGATCTTAACGCCAAACCTAACCTCAGGGACATACTCCAAGATATAGGTGTTCACCTCAGGATCACCAACAGCATCGGCCATAACCCTCTTTACTTTCTTTATGCCATTCTTCTCCAAGAATTCCGGGAGCAACTCATCGGTTACAAGTTCCTGATCAACCATCCCGGTCTCTGTCATATAAGTTATTAAGAATACCGGTTTCATGGATACCCAATATCCTTCCATAACCCTAAAAAGGCGAGAGTCTATCTCATATCTCTTACCATCGGCCATACCGGAGTTGAAATATCCAAAGGGATGGAAGCGGGGCAAGAAGCGGGGTTGGGTGTGTTCCTCCCCGTCAGGTCCGAAGGTATGGTACTCTCCCATCGGCACACCATAATAGTCCTCAGCGGCGACTATAGACTCATAGTCATGGTATCCTTTCCATGGAATAACCTCATTCTCATACATACCGGTAATAGACGGTTTCTTTTTCTTCCAATCATACCTATCGCCGTCATTAGATACCCATCCCTCATAATCATCGTCACCTCCCATAATCCGACGCTTGTCTTTGGCCGTCATCTTATGGCCGTATCTTGATATCAACTCAACACCCTCGTAATAATGAAGACGGCCTACATAAGATCCATATTGCGGGTATTTCACATCAGGATGGAAAACCTCCATCGGACTCCATACCTCCGGACGGTAGTAATCGAAACCAACGAAATGATTCCGGAACATCTTTCCGCTAAGAAGACGATCCCGGTAATTCTCCCTGTCAAGCTCATCCATATAAAACCGGCTACGGTCAGCCTCGATCGTATGATCTCCCCATACAGCCGCCTGCGTCTTCCATCTGGTACTCATGAACCTCTGGATATCATCAGGGGTCATAGACGTCTTGACCTGTTGGATTTGCTGAACATAAGCCTGACGCTCCTCCTCAGAGTTAAACTCATTGTACGTAGGATCAAGACCAGCCTCCACAAGACGCTGATTGACGATAATATCCCACTGTTCTTGTATATGACGATGAAGTAAGTTTGACATCGTATCCTCATACTCACTTATAGCCATATCACCTACCTCATTAACCGTATACTTATCCTGTAGGTTTGTCAGCCATCCCTCAAAGGCGTTTACGATACCACCTATGATATCATAATGCTTCAAGAAAGAAGGTATCCTTATATCGCTCCTTAGCTTCTGCACGTTCCTTAACTGAGGGATAACATCCGCCATCTCCATAAAAGATAACTTACCATCCGCCATCAGATAATAGTCACGGTACATCTGGTTACGATCATACTGTTTCAACCCTATCGTCTCAAGAGCGTCCATACAATCCTCCTTCCATTTTCTGTTCTTTTTCTTCGTGGAAATAGCCTGAGGAGGTAATCCTAATAACGCTCCTTTTGCTGGAAACGAATGATCTCTATTAAACACTTCCATGATTATTCAATTTTATTTACAACAAAGATAGGCGTTTAATTGACATTCATTTACCTAAAAGCTCCTATAGATACCGATCCAAATGCAGAGGCATATATCTCATGGTGTTTATAAGCATCTTCCTTACGGGCGTTATTCATCTCATCTATCTTCGATTTAGGCATGTAGTTATTATCATCAAAATACCTAGCGAGAACCAACGCATGCCCGAAGGCTATTATCCTATCGACGTTCAATCCGGGCTTATACTGTATTATCTCATCCAATAGGGCTATATCATCGATCAGCTCAATACCCTTGACAGTTATATCAAGACCAGTCTGATCATCATAACCAATAACGAAATCCTGCCAGCAATAATCCACGACGCACGAGAATAGCAGGTTCTGGTTGCCGGGGGTCGGGTATAGCCCCAGCTTGCTGTTCTGCCGGGAGCCGGCCTTCACATACTTATTGGCTATAGCCTCACCAGCGAATAAGAAGAAAGATGCCGGCATACCGCTCTTCCGATTAAGATACTGCTCATACATCTGGTCAGCGTTCTCCATAAGGCATATAGCACCATATCCCTTCTGAAGCACCTCGCACGTACGGCAGAATTGGTCTATAGATGATGGGCGGGATACGTAAGAGGCAACTATTCTATAGGCATAAGGATCTCGGATACCAACACGCCTTTTGAATATATAAAAGGATCCCAATGAAGGAGTATCAGACTTGGCCTGCTTATACGGATCTTGGCCCGCCACATAAATAAAATCATCAAACCTATTGGATTGAGGCATCTCGAATATCTGGACAGGAGCGTCAATAACACCTCCGCTAAACGGGAATCCAGCCAGTTGCTTATTCGATTTAGTAGTCCCCAGTTTATTACCTGACTCAAGAAAGACATCACACAGCATACCGCTATATTGCCCCGACTCAAGGAGATCATTCTTATGCTTGATAGCGTACTCGACCGGAAATAGGTTCTGGGATGAGCTTAAAAAACAGTCATCGATCGTAAATGGATAGAACATAGTATGAGAAGTGTACGCAACCCTATCTTTTGTAGATAGTTTCTTCCGTTCCTCATTAAGTTTATTGGTACTAGCATCGAAATCAGTAGCGTCGATCTTGATCTTATTAAGCTTCTTGTCATCAGGCTTACCAAGATAATCGCCCAATCCTATAGTTCTCTTAACACCGGAGTTAGCCATCTGACCGGGAACGAACATCGCCCATTTCCGTTCTTTCCATGTTTTCCCTTTCATGGCCCTACGATTTAAAATATCCCAGTCCATAACCAGAAGATTGTAGGTCTCAGGATCAGAAAACATTTCTTGAGCGTCCTTGGATAATTCTACCTCACCACCAGTACCAGCCAAGATAGGGCTAAGACGCCAGCCGTAAGGCGTGTCGTAGGACGGCATGGCGGCCGTGTAAGGCTTCTTGATAGGTCCCTTACCAACCTCGTCGAAAATAGCCGTAGCCGGTGTCAAACCAGCCGTCTTCTGCGTGGAGGTCTTCCTACCCATGTTGATGTTGGCTATAGAGATAATGGCATGGATATCACGTACGCCATTTGACATCCTCTTGCCTAATGTAACGCCCGAACTCCAGTCGGTCTTGGTCCTGTTGATCCTGAAAAAAGGATGCACATGATCAAGACCATACTCACAATACTCACCTATATTAGATAAATCGCTATCGCTGAAACCTACCACGGAATGGCTAAGCCCGATCGTCATGGTAGCGTTCATCTGGAGAAGTGATGACATGATGGTCGTATTATGGGATACGACAAAATTGGTAGTAAGAAACTGATGAGATTTATTATCTACCTCAATACAAGTAGCCTTATACTTCCCGTAATAATCTATATCGGATATCCTAAGTCTGTTATGGGTCTTGGATATATACATATCATCGCCATCCATGACGCAATAATATCCCATAGACCAGAATATTCTTCTTACGAAGGATATAATATACTCACTTTTGTAAACGACCTTAAAACGATCGTCACCAGTACTTATGCCGCAAGCTATCTTCATGAATGAGCTTATAAACAACTCTTTCTGTTTTTTGGATGAATAAATAATATCATCCATCTCCTTATTGCTTAACTCAAAGATCCTGTCGGTAGATCCACAAAGGAAAGAGGCGGTCAGAGACCCAAGGAGATGGGGCGACATCAGCCACCGCCGCTCGGGGAAATCCACGGCCTCCCCTATGTCTATGGTCATCTTCTGGAAGTCAGAGTGGATGATACCCATGGTGCTCATGACTTTATAATCACCATGATATTTAACCTTCCACTGATGTTGACCGCAACATACTATACTGCGCCCGTCCTCAAACGTAACCTTATACATATCAACGAATCCTTGAGAATATACGCCTACTATAGTCGTAAGCTTACCATCATCGCCATATATGATATCCCCGATATCAGCGAACCCTATCTTCTTAGGTCCATAAGGAGTATATATCAGCTCCGAGTCCAGAAGAGCCTTGCCAAAACGACGAGTACCAAACATCCCCAACCCTTTCTTCTCCTGACGGGCACGTTGGTACATCTCGGCGAAAAACCATTCGTTATCACGCAAACGACTGATCGCTGGCACACGTTCCCCGTTTGGAAGATCCTGGAATACGGGGAAGAAATTAACATGCCAATAAAGCCATGGGGGGATGAACGTACCATTGATAGTCACCCCGTACTTGACCTTATAAGCCTCTTCTTTAAAGAACTGCTTAACATCGTCATCCTGATCCTCCCAACCGAACAGATCGTTCCATACAGGAGGATTTTTCATGTTTACATAAAATTCTGGACTCGTGCTTAGACTCATTTTATAATATCCTTTAAAACAGACTCGATTCCACCAGAAACCTGACCCTTACGTTCCTTTTTCTGGACATTGCTTACAGACCTATATACATCCATGATTCCGCTTTTTTCCATATACGATTCATTCCATGAATTGATCTTATCGATCAACTTGGATATGAAATCGAACGCCCTAGCCATATCCTCAGGTTTCTCCTTATCCCATGGATGCTTGGCGATATACGTCTTGGCGTCATCCACGGCCTTGGATATGACCTCAAGATTATCATTCACCCGATCGACATCCTTACTCGTCGGCTTTCGTCTTCCCTGTGGCATTGGCCTTTATTTCCTTAAATTCGTTATACTGCTTCATAAGAAGCTCATAAGATTGAACAACCCCGATCTTATTTACTTCCTTCACGCTCATGTCATGGAACATATCCTCAAGCTCCTTGTCAGCATATCTAAGACGTTCCTTGTCATCATAAAACACGAATCCAGACGTTCTGTCTTCTATAATGCTCTTGGCGGTGGACGCATATGTCGTGTCTAAATCCAGATCCATACCGAAGCTGGTAGCCAACTGGATTATGAACATCAACCTAGAATTGACTTTTACAGCCTCTATATTCAACATCTGTATCTTATGGGTCATCTCATGAAGAACGACAAAATCCTCCTCTTTTATCAACGAAGATGATTTAAGGGCTATCTTCTTAGTCCTATCCTCAATATCGCTATACAGATGCTTGCTCTCACGTTTTATGGCTATCCAATGTCTTATATGGGTATCCGCCTCTTCTTTAAGATAATCCCTGATCTCTGTTTTTATATCTTTATCTTCCATATTACGCATTATAATCGTTGTTGTTTAACTCGATCTCATCACTGATACTCTGATCTATTATTCTTAATAAATCCCTGGTACTAACATCCCGCAAGAAACGGACATTACCACCATTAGCCCTAGCTATCCTCCTTAAAGCGGAGTAAAGTATATCACCCAACGAATATTCAGGCAACTCACGGCATCCGACTTCCATGACAATAAGGGCATGGATACGGTCATCTATCTTGCTTCTTACGAGATTTCTCACGGCATTATTTATAAGCTTCCCCTATAATACGTAGCGGGAAATGTTTGAAATTACGTCCAGGATCATCCTTCGTATAACCCATAAGAGATAGATGTTTCTCAAAATGACCTTCCGTATATTTTGAGGTATCTAACGTCATCCTAAATATAGTTCTATTCTCATTGTCAGGATGTTTGTTATATGACACGTCTCCCATACATCCACATCCGAGATGATGCTCCTTGACATGGAAACCATCTTTATGGGTGATAAATAACACGATTTCTATCTTATCACCTATTTTCTGATCAAAAATATTTAGATAAAACTCGCTCTCGTCATCCGTAAGTCCTATATCAAATGCATCGTTAAGGCACTCGATATTAAAATCGTTATGATCGGCGGTTATGACCTCCATGGCGTTCCATTTGGCTTTCTCTCCTTCCACGAACTTCAACGGGCATACCTCGGTCTTCATCCAAGCTTTCTCCTTGATAAAACAACCACACAACGAGCATCCCGGTCTTCCAATCAATCTATGGAATAATACCTTAGGCGGCAATTTAAAGAACCTGATATTAGAAGAGTTCTTAGGACATTTCTTGCATAATTCAAGACGATTCTTATACCATTCGGGATAATCTTTCTTATCCTTAGGAATCCTGCCCAATAAACTGTCTTCCCAAGCTTGGGCTATTACTTGGGCTTTACCAATTGTTTGCACGATAATTATTTTTTAAACTGTTTTTGTTGAAAATCCTGTAATTGTTCCCATGTCATTCCATACCGACATTGATACATGGCCTCATGGTTATCACGTATAAGAGGATCTCCGTTCTTCAACCCCTCCATATCCTCTATCGCCTTAATCTTCTTATCCAGACAATCAAGCTCAATAGGCATCCTTTCATCCGGATAACGATTACCTTCCTTGACAAATATCCGACGTATCTTATCACGTCTTACCCGCATCTCGCGAAGATTGCATATAACGTATCCGATAAACGGGATCCTGATAGATATATTATCGGTATATCTGGAGAGATGATGGATATAAGATACGGATGCTTTCATGCACCACTCTACCTGTTGTTTGGTAAACTTCCCATCAGATCTTCTTACCACCTCATCCACGATATCCCTATCGAATGAAATAAGATTCCTACCCATCAATATCCAATTTGTTTCTCTTGAACACAAACCCCATTACACGGGTATCATCACCCTCCCCGTCAAGAATAAAATAGTTACGTAAGCTTCTCATCTCAATAGACAGCTCACGGGTACGGAAATTCCCGTTCTTCTTGTCCACCAGAAAACCACCACGTTTAAGCTCGTTGTTCAGGACAGCGACGTAAGATTCCTTCTGTCCATGACAATCCATGTACTTAGCCCTGGTATCATCCGAGTATCCGTAGTTGATGTAGAAAGAAAGTAAGTTTATCGTCCTTTCGGTAATCAAGCTTCTACCCTTAGAATCCAGATAGCCGTTGTATATCCTTAAGAACTGCTGGATCATATCCAGCCTAGTGTCGTAAGGCAACGCAAATACGAAAGCTTTTCTCTGTTCCGACACGTTATTAAAATTTTAAATTTTATTTATTAGATTAATATTTATATCACAAGATATTCAATCTAATTGGGTTAAACGCAAACCCACTACTGACTATCGTATTAATGCACGAATCGCCAACTACTTTTCTAGCTATCCCAATAGCCCCGTTAATATCCG